GAAGAGGACTATTGAGGTTATATTCAAATTGAAAATTTGAAAAAGGAGGAATAAATATGGAAAACGAACAATTGAAAATTGAAAACGAAGAACGAGGGTTCGATAACTTAGTTATCGGATTAAGCCGTCTAAAGACGGCATCTGGAGGAAACCTAAGTGGTTTTGCAGAGCAAATAGAATATAGTCTTGAAACAAAGGATGCAAGCATCCTTTATCAGAGACTTGGAAGGATTGAAAATCCTAATCTCTTAAAAGAGATTAGTTACAACATTTTCAGTTCTTGGGATGCCATCTCCGATGACATCGACGTTCTTCTTACAGAAGAAGAATGGGAAATCGAAGATTTCGATAAAGATTTGCGAAACGACGAAGTCGAATTTAGCAAGAGAACTCTTGCTTTGTATCTTGACGATGTCAAGACCGTCCTTGACCGAAGGTCAAAGGTTGCTAATAAATTAGCAAGAATCATGGCAAAAGATGATTGGCTTGCCAATCAACTAAGAGGAATACCACTACAACTTGTTGTAGAATTGGAAACTCGACTCCAAACAACTTCGTTGTTATCTGAACAACTTCTCCGTCATATTTTAAAATATGACGACCACAATTGGTCAAGATGCATCAGAGATGCATCTTATCTCTTGACCTTCGGTCATCCAGAAGATGACGAACCGATGTTCTTGAACATCGAAGAACTCCAGAACTGGTATGACGAAGTCATTCGAGACCTTCGGTCTATGGACACCCTAAAAGGGTGGTTGAATGGTCAGACTTTCAACGAGTTGAAAGGATTTGTATTCTCAAGAGATTTCGTGCGTGAAGGAATTTCACCGACATTCAACGGAGTTGAATTGGTCAATGAAAAACTATTCTCCATCTTGATGGAGGAATTGGTAACTAAAACCAGCCTCGAAGAGGCTATCAACTACTGTCATGGTTACTTTGTAACCAAACTTTCAGTTTGCTTTGGTGGAAAAAACGATGATAATATCCTATTATCAAGACAAATGGCGGAATCTGTGATTCCGAAGGTCTTGAATAATATCCTCGAAGAGGATTCATGCGACTTACCTCTCGATTTGAAAATCGAGTTGGAAGAAAAATTCCCTTATTGAGGAAACAATCGAAGATTGAATCTGGAATAAAATGGAGAGCGATGGAAAGTAATCGAAGATTAAGTCGGAGCCTACTGGTCGGCGGAGTCCTAAAGGACTCCGTTGGCCTTTTTTTTATCGCGCATATGCACGTACATGAGGCGACTTTTGTCTTGAAAAAATCGCATGAGGCGACTTTGTCTTATTGACTATGTCAAAGATAGCGTGAAGAGTTGAAGTCTCGACTTCAACTCCTCTATTAAGCGCATAAAAAAACTCTAAGTTTTTTTACCATTTTCCGTTGAACGAGTTCAAGGAAAATCCGGGAGCCTATGTGTAGGCTCTCGCAAGCGGGGGTGTATGAGCGCATACGGGGAGGTAGGTGTAGGGATACCCTCGCAGGTGTAATTTTAGGAAAAGGATTCTCTAATTCCTTTTCCAAAATCTGCGAAAATCTCTCCGAGATTTTGACGTATGTATGTATATGTAGGTACATACGCAGGTACGTACTCGCAGGTGTAGGTACATACACCTACACGCCTGCCCACGCACTCGCACACACATACACACACACTCGCAGGTACGCCCACTCGCAGGCTCGGATGTGCAGGCACACGCTCGCAGATGCAGGCAGGCTCACGCAGGTGTGTGGATTTCGGGAATAGTATTAGTGAATACTATTCTCTAAATCAGGAAAAATTCTCAAAAGAATTTAACGTATGCTCGCAAGTCCATCGTTTTCAATTCAAGAGATATATCAAAATCATAGATTTTGTATCTCTCTTGGTCAATTTGATTAGTAGTATTGGGGTCTACTGTTGCGATTCGGTGGCTGAGAAATCGACGAGAGACATCAAAAAAAGGTGGTGCAAAAAGTAAACCGACTCTCTATGGAACCCCTTTGGGGTCATCGTGCAGGTGTTCGTGTGATGGAATCGCATCAGCCACACGCACGTTGATTTATCATTTCAAATAACCAATGATAAATCTTCTATTTTACGAGAAAACTCCGAGCCACTCCGAGAAAACTCCGAATTTTGAAATATATCGACTTTAGATATACATGATTAGGAACACACCTCACATATGCGAATACAGGAATTGCAAGAACCCATCAATGCCGAACCTTCGGAATTGCATTGGATTAGTCTTACACCTTTGCCCATTACACACACCAACGGAGGAGCATGAATGAATCGCCCATCTTCCTCCCTTGATTGGGGGCTTCACCAGTCAAAAAAGAGAAGCCCATGCCCCTGCCCTCAAAGAGTCCCGCTACGCCAAGTTCCCTTCAAGAAGGGAACTGAGATTTCTGCAAGCAGAAATCAGAGAGTTCTCGAACCTTTACACTCGCATGACTCCCTTTTAAAGGGAGATGGTTATGAAACTATCGCAAGTGCCATTCCCCATAGGGGAATGAAATTTGGGAAAATTAAACTCGCAAGTACATACGTACAGGAATCTATGAATAGGATTACTAAATCCCTATTCATAGATTTGCTAAAGTTTATTCCCTTCGGGAATAATGTGTTAGTATGTAATCATATAGGTATATCCCTCTCATCTTTGATGAAGAGGGAATATACCATGATTACTAATACTATAAACAACAATTGTACTATACTACACACACGTAGTATCGGCTTTGTCGAAAACCGAGTCGTCCTCCAGTCCATCGGACTGTTGGAAGGTTTTGGAGTACCAACAGAAGTTGTTACTCTTGCACTACGAAATGTACTGAAAGCAGCAAGAAGCGATGCTTCTTTTGCCGATTTGGATTACCTCACTCAGCAATGTATAAATACACGAACCCCATCGGAAGGGATAGACCGAACCACCAAAGGAGATGAATGAATATGTCGAAACAAACACCGAAGAACCAAGCCCTACGCCGAATTGGCTTAGCCACCAAGAATGCCAACTTTGACTCAACCTGTAAGGTTTGTGGCGAAGAAATTCGTGGCAAAGCCCCGAAATCTGCTGTCGTTGCAGTCAAAAACCGCTTTGGCGGTTCTCGCAAAAATGTCTGGATACACAGCGATTGTGTGCAAATTCACCTCGATGCTAACCCAGAAACTGACGTAGTCATCCAAAGAAACCTAACCGACAAAGAAAAGATACTTTTCTTAGGTACTGACGGCGACACTCCTCCTCCTTCGGAGAAGAAGAAGCCTACTCCTCCTCCTTCGGAGAAGAAAGCAGAACCAAAGGTTCCTAAGAAGAAGCCTGCTCCTACTTTCTCCGTTGGAGAAAAGACAGCAGAAGGCGGAGTCCTTGCAGGACTTATCGCTCCCCATCTCATCGAGATGGTCGCTGAACACGTCGATGCTTCCATCTCCGATGGATTGTCTCAACTTGCGATTCCTCGACCTTTGGTCATTAAGCCAATCGGTGATACACCAGAGGTCGAAGTCGGACTCTCCCATCCTGCCTTTGACCATCTCCTTGAGATGGGACAAATTCGTACTAATTCCCTTGCAGTCGGACCTGCGGGAAGTGGCAAAACATTCGCTGCAAAGCAGGTCTTTGATACCCTCAAAGCCCTTCCGAAGGAAGTTGGTGGATTCGCAACTCCTGAAACGGTACGTTTCACTATTGTTTCTTGCCACAACGAAATGATGCCTTCCGACATAGTCGGTCCGATGATACCCAATGTATCTGATGGTTCAGAGAACCACAGAGTTACCGAAGCAGTCAAGACATACCGTGATGGCGGAGTTCTCGTCTTTGACGAATTCGACAGACTCATGGGGGGCACAGCAGTTGCAGCGAACATGGCTTTAGCCAACGAGACTTGGAGTATGCCAGACGGTACGGTTATCAACCGTTCTCCAGATTTGTTTATTCTTTGCACAGCAAATACTCTTGGGCAAGGCAAGGGACGTGGCCCCTACTCAGCCGCAGAAGTTCTTGACGGTGCTACTCTCAACCGATTCGCTGGAGGTATCCTCCATTGGGGTTACGACATGGCCTTTGAACGCCAACTCATCTCTGATGATGAAATTACCAACTTCTTCCATGAAGTTCGTCGCAAAGCCACCGAAGCCAACTTAGTTGGTCGAATCATCAGCCCTCGACATATGCAGACTGCTTGGAAGCAGAAGCACATCCTCAAGTGGAACATGGAAAAGATTCGCCAAGTTTCACTTGCTGATTGGAACGAGAAGGACTTGCGAACCATAGGTTACGACAAGACATTCATCGACGGAACCATTTCCAATGGTGGGGCGGCTTGAGTCGGAGATTAGCAGGTATCAACGGAGTTGAAATATTATGTACGGAATAGACAAAGGCACTTACAAGTCTCCTCACAACAATGGGCTTCATGCTCACTTCACAGTCGCTCACTCGCCTCAAGCAGTCAGCGATTACTTGGCTTCTCTTAAGAGAACAGACTTCAAGGGATGGAACCCTGCCACCGAAAGGTGGGACACAAAATGGGCAGGTCGCAAGGACTTAGGCGGTAAGAAACTTACCAATCTGGAAGGAGCAGCACTACTTGGCGACTACGTCGAAGATGACCATAAGCAAATCGCAAACGCTTCAAAGCGAATGTCCGACCTCGTCGATTCTATCGACGTATCAGAATTCAAGCGTCGTCTCAAGTGGTCAGACAGTCGAGGACGTGTTAATGCAACTCGCTTGCTAAACGGCGATTCGACCTTCCGTAGGACTATTCGTAAGTCATCGGCTCCAGTCGAAGCAGTCGCACTCGTCATCCCCACTATGGGTAATTGCAACATCAAGCCAGAAATCCTATTCGCAAAAACAGCAGTTGCCCTCGCAGCATCAGAAATTCTTTCTGAAGCAGGTTTTACAGTCGAAGTCTGGGCTTATGCCTACTCCGATGGATGTCTCCGAACTGCCGTAAACGGCACTAAAAACTGCATAGCAGCAGTACAACTCAAAGCAGGCGACGAGCCTCTTAACGAGGCTATCGCAGCATCTGGAGGTTCTTCGTGGTTCTTCCGAAGTGGAATGTTTGCAATGTGGGCTACTCACGGCGATGCAGCATCACACTTAGGCTCTGCGAGAGACTTGAATCCAACCGAAGGTGCTGATGTTTGCAACGTCATCGGTCTTGACAAGGCACACGTAATGCGAAAGGCCACATCTGGAACAGTCGAACAAGCAATCAAGGATGGCATCGAAGATGTCATTCAAGCAATAACAGCATGGACACAAGCGACAGAGGAGTGATACATATGGGAAAAACATACAGGAAAACAAAGACAGGCAACAGAACGTGGAGAATGCTCGATAATATCGACTATGACCACACGAAGTCAGACTTGCGAAACAACAAAATCAGAACAGACCTCTTCCTAAAGGAAGATATGCGAATGGAGGAATGCCAATGAAACAAGAAGTGATATGGAATATCAAAGCAGAAACCAGAGAAAAGCAAGTCGAAATTTTCGTTATTCTCGCACCGAATCCGAAGGACATGAACGACCAAGAGCAACATGAGATGATTGACAAAGTCATCCAACAGTTCCTTGCACTACATGACTCCATGCCTACGGAATTGACAATCGAGTTAGACCCAAAACAAGTTTTGGGGGTGGAAGAATGACTGGTACATACCAAACCTACGATGACTCTCGAATCCCACAGGAAATCATGCAGTTGCGAGAAGGCGAGTACGAGATGGAAAAGTCCGTTTATTTTCATGGTGAACCTATGGTTCATAGAGGCAAAATGGAGACTTGGGATGAGAAACTCAAGTCGAAGGTGCGTCATTACAACCTACCTGCTTCACGTTGTCCGAGATGTGTAGGAGATAAGTTACATCTACTAAAACCACTAACCTCATCTATTGATGGTACAATTTACTTCGGCTCTTGCGAAAAACACAACTGGGCGGGAAACGGAGACTCGCATATGTGGGTAATAGCAGTACCAGAGGCCAACCCTGCGAAATACACACGTAGAGACAGATGGTGGCCTGACTTGAACGATTATTTCCCTCAAGTGGGCGACCATGCAGAGAGATACTGGCATAAGCACTTCTCGGAGGAGCAGGTGCGAGCCAGTAATCCTAAAAATTTCTTTATCTTCTCCGAAGATTCGGACGGTCTCGTTACAGCGACCCCGATGCAATCAATACACTATCCCCTAAAGGAGGCATTTTAATGACAGACGAGTACATAAACAACATGAAGAAACACATACACAGAAGAACAGCATACCAAAAGATTGGACGATGGGCGATAGACTCATGGATTGGTATTCCTACGAATACCATACCGACTATGAAGCATCCTCGTAAAGAGGATGGTACATTCAACTTACACTACAAAGAATCGTTCACGCATGATTATGATGGATTCACGTTAGAAGAAATTCGCACCATCATCTTGATGATGAAACAAGACATCGAGGTTATGGAAAGCATCCTCGAAGAGGAGGAATCACAATGAGAGTTTGCGAAATTTGTAAGAAACTGATGCTCGATGACGAAGAAACGGCCCTTTCACCTTCTAAAGAAGGTGTTTGTTGCATGGCTTGTGCAGAAGGCGCACCACAGGAGTGGTTGCGATGATAACATTCGTAGCCTATGTACTCGCAATCGTGCTATGTATGTTTGCGTTCGACGCACTCATGGTACTTGCACACCAACAGATAGAGCGTGTGCGAAGAGACAACATGAAAAACGACGATGACTATAAATACCCTCGACCCCTATTAGAAGGTGAGAACAATGATTGAACGAGCCACCAGAATTATGACAGTCGATGACTGCGCCTATGGAAATTATATTTACATCTACGATGACAACGAATTCAGATTCGACATAGACTGCCTATGCAAGGCGTGTGAAAATGCACAAATGGAAGTGATACAATGAAACCAAATATGGAATGCGTCGGATTTATCCGAGTAAGAAACATGAGCAACAATACAGACTCTGTCTGTATGGTCTTTAAAGACCACGACGAAAAAGTAGTGCGACTCGTAAGAGGCGGCACAGATGAGGACATCAATCTCACAGAGATTCCCCCATACAGCGAGAAGGAGCGTAAGTCCCTCTGGGAGCGAATCAGCCTCTACAAAAATCGCAACCGAAGTCCAGAACGACGTAGTCGCCGTAACCACTCAGTCGGAAGTCGCTCCAGACGCTCCTCTACACGTTGGAAATCGACTGCATCTGCACCAACCAATCTCCCACCTATGCCTGTAAGACAGCGTTCAACCGATGTCGATAAGAGCAAGGTGATGAGTAAATCGCAAATCAAGTCCCTCATGCGTGAAGCAATGGGCGACTTAGTGGAGGAATGAGCATGACAGAAGAAAATAAAACGAAGTACGTAGTAACAGGAACGATATATGACGGAGAATATGAGACTGACGAAGAAATCGAATATCTTCGATGTCAATATTGCAACACCCACATCTTAAATGTAGACGAGTTGAAGGAGGATGCCTACGGCGAGTTGTTCTGTATGGATGAGCATTGTGTATGGCAAATGGCTAACAATTGCTACCATGTAGCAATAGAGGTGATAGAATGAGTATGCCCGAACAACTGAAATTGTGGACTGATTCCGAAGGAAACCATGTAGGTCATCCAGACTCATGGGAAGCACCAGTCTTGATAAACACGTATGCAAATGAGGTCGCTATACGTGATGAGATGTCCCGTTTCTACGATAAGCATGGAATGACGGAGCAATACAAAACTCCCGAATGGATACGACTCTGCGACAGAATCAACGTCATGTACTTCGCTATTCTCTTCGCTATGGAGAGGGGGCGAACAGAATGAGTCGAGCCTTGCCCGAAGGATATGTTGCGAAACAGATTCGAGTCATCGACAACGATAGTTGGATTCATGTCCTCGCATGGACTCCGTTCAAATCCCATGTAGAATACATGGTTCCCATGCCAGAAGGCATCAAGACGCAAGCAGGCATCTGCCCACTTTGCGTAAGTGATATGGAATTGGTCGGTGTCGGTTCGTATAGATGTACCAACAACCACGTACCCGTCTTTATGAAAACTGCTGCGGCTTCACCGAAGTTGTTCCTTCCACCTAAGAGACTTAAGTCTCACTTCGTACCGAAGAGAAAGCCGAAGATAGAGCCTCGCAGAACACTCATGTATGGAATTGGTCGCAATGCAAATCCAGAAAATGTCTTGGACAAGCAAGACATCAAGACACAAGTCGCTGATGCTCTGGAGGAATATCTATGAGAGGCTTTGTAAAAGCCATTCAAGAAGTATTTGAGGAGTGTGAGGAAGATGAGTCGCAAGAAGAATGAAGCAGTTCTGCAAGCAGAACTCATACCCACAGGCACATGGGGCGCAAATCTGCGAGCATTGTTGCCTCCGTCTGGATGGGACAGACTACGTAAGTGGAGATACGAACTGGCAAACAACTGTTGCGAGATTTGTGGAGACTCTGGTCTGAATCAAGGTCGCAAACACGCAGTCGAATGCCATGAGTCATGGGAGTATAACGATAACACAATGACGCAAACACTCACAGGCGTACAATCCCTATGTCCTCGCTGTCATATGGTCAAGCACTACGGAAGAAGTATGTCAGTCGGTGCTTTGAAAATCATACGAAAACATACCGCAAAAGTAAATGGCTGGAACGAAGATACGTTGTTCGTTTACGAAGATTTAATTTTTAGCACACATTCCTTGCGTTCAAAATTCAGATGGACTGTGGACATACAGTCGCAACTGCAAGAGTGGTTGGACGCAGGCATACTCAAGGACAGAGACGTACAGAAGGCCATAGCCAAGTTGAAGAAGTCTAAGTACGGAGAAGATTGATATACCAAAACCCCCTATAATGAACCGAGTTGAGAACGATGATGAATTTAGAAACGATTGATGATGTAGTGATGTTTTACAGACATTCCGTGTACGAGCAAAGAATAATAGCGCACCCAGACTACGGGTTCGTGTTGGAAGATGGAAGTCCTGCTTTCCCAGATAGACTTTCCCAGAAAGCGACGTTGAACCTACAAAGACTACACTCGCAAGCACTTAAGATTGCACACAATCACAAGGTAGATGTGCATGACATTATATTCTTCTCCGAAGCAGTAAGAGTTATCCATGATTGCGATATCGAGTTCTCTCCGTCTGACTTCGATGGCGCAGAAGTGGGCGATTGGGAGACTCCCAAAGACATCGAACAGCGTAGGGCGCATATGCAGTACAAATACATGACTTTAGTCATAAAGCAAACTTGCGATAATGTCGAGCAGTCCGAAGATGGATTAGCAGTTCCCGCACATCTACTGCAACCCGCAGTAAGGTCATACATAAACCGAGTACAGGAAAGAATGGGCGACATGATGTTGGAGAAGCAAGCCGTAGGAAGTATGGACGATGTCGCAGATTTGCTAAAGGATGCCGTCATAGAGGCTAAGGCCGAAGGCAAGATGACGACAGACATCTCGGATGACATAGACCCAGACTCGGATGACAACAACGATGACCCATTCGGATGGGACGAAGGGGAGGAATGAATATGACACCAGAAGGATTACTCGAATACATACACGAACTATCAGCCGAATACGTCGAGACTGCCGAGCGAGGTAACGCTATCTTGCTCGCTATCAACGAGACAATCTATCACAAGAAGCCGATTGAAGTGGAGGAATGAACATGAAATACAAATACACATACAGATACAAGCCCGAGATTTACCACATCTACGACCAGATGTTAGATGAGTGTTACAATGACGTAGATGTTCTCGGCACGACATACACGATGTCTGAATTGCTAAAGCAAGTAGACCCCATTCAGTACGAGATTGCTCTCGATGAATACTTAGATTCCCTGCGAGAGGATTACCTCTGGTGCGATGAATGTGAGGAAATCCTTAGTGGATTTGCTTGCGAAGTTTGCTGTGGGGAGGAGGAATGAATATGGATTACTTAGACATAATGATGCAAGAACAAAGACAACTGACGAGCGAATACATGAACACCCAGACAGGTGTAGTCATGTCCGAAGAATGGCATGACAGGATGGAGGCGTTAATCGGAGAACTGATTGACCTCGCAAACATCAACATGAAACACGTAGAACAAGCACACACAGATGAGGAGGAAGAGTGATGGTAACTGAATTCGCATTTTTAAACACCGATGGTAAAATCGTTTTCAAGCAGACGGAAGAACCGACTCTCGGTGAGAAGCAATCATGGGTTCAAGGGTACATCGAGTATGCTCCAGTCGCAGAAGGGGCGCAGTTCTTGGTGCATTGCAACGCAGAACCAGACAACTTCGACATGACATTAGGAAACATCTTAGAGGTCATTGTAAATGAAGAAGGCTTGCTAATGAACTTGGAAACCAATGAAATAGCATCCGTCATGGCTTGCGGAGTAAACGGCGACGGCACAAATGCCCAGATGCTTAGAGGCAGAGCAATCGTGAAATACGAGTACGATGAAACAGAAATCGCAGACCCAGACATCTACGGAGTACAGTTTATGGAAAGAATATCGGAGATATTACAAACTCCAGAGTTGGCTATCGGATTAGATACGTTCAAGGATATGAAAGAACAAACGCAAAAAGAGCGAAGAAACAACGAACTAAGGAGTCTTTTCTATGAATGAAGTTGCTACGGTGGAGATAGAAGGCAAGTTCTATGCAATAGAATCTACACACACATTTACCACAGACGAAGGAAGAATCGCTCGATGTATGTGGCTCACGCCTAATGATGATAACGTATTTTATGTACTGTCGTACTTAGATAATGGTGAAACCGCAGTCATATACAGAGATGGAAGCGAAGGAGCAATAACAAGCGGAGAGGAAGAAGAATGAAAAGCGAATGGCAATGGATGATAGTAGAAGGAGAGGAAGAAGAATGATATTGAATATAGACACGGCAAGAAAATTGATAGAAGAGATACATAATGTCTCATTGGCGAGTGGGCGAACGGAGAAGTTAATACCCGATATGTTATGCAGACTTGAGAACATAGTTACGCAAATAGAGAACCAGAGAAAGCACTTTCAAGGAAAGTCCTTGCGAGTTTTCCAGTTCTTAGACGAGCATTATCCAGATGCGTGTGCTGAATTTGACGTAGTAGAAAACGGAGGCGAAATAGAATGATAGAAACGAAAGAAATACAAATAAAAATAGAAGAACTGAGAGACTTAGTCGATAGACTGGGTGGATTACTTTGCGATATAGATGAGGTCAATGACCTCTGTCGTAGTTTGGACATCGAAGAATCGCATCATGCGAGTATGGAATATAGTCGCTCGATGGAATACGCAGAGGACGCACTCGAATCACTTGAAATAGCAATGTCTCGTTTGAAGGAGATGGGCGCATGAAAATTTGGAAGCAGAAAGATTGCGATATCTGCGGAGAAAAGATTGACTTGCGTAGGGATGCCAATGGCGATGTGTATTGGGCAGAAGGACACAATGCACAGCCAGTCGCTGATGGTCGTTGTTGTGATACTTGCAATGCGACATTAGTCATACCTACACGTATATCGAGGATGATGGGGAGATGAAGTGCGATATGTGTAGAGAAGAAAATGCAGAATCCAGAGGACTACGTTCTGGAAAATATAAAGTATGTGAGCCTTGTATTACTAAGTCAATCGAAGCGAGAATGTTTTTGATTGGGAGAGATAAACAATGAACATATTTGTATTGCACGAAAATCCAGTTACTGCGGCAGAAATGGTCTGCGACTCACACTCAAGTAAAATGTGCGTAGAAGGAGTTCAGATGCTCGTAGGAGCATTACTAATCTCTGGCGCACCTCCCGAAGATATGCCTCTCACAACGAGAGGACAGCCTCACAAAGGCGGATACCTCAATCATCCCTGCACTCAATGGGCGGCAGAAGCACACAGAAACTTCTGGTGGCTCTTTAATCACACCAAAGAACTTTGTCGTCAATTCAAAAAAAGATACGGTAAAGAACATTTCGCATTTGGACAACTTGACCATCTGGTGGGGGCTTTTAGATGGGGTGAATACATCCCTGTAATTACAGTTCTTGGCGAAAATGGATTAGATAAGCAAGTAGGAACTCCGTTCATGCGATGCCTAAATCAATCTGAAAATCGCAACTTGGACTTACTTGACGAGGACAAATACACGGCTGTGGAAGCGTATCGTGAGTTTTACCTACGAGAAAAAGCACACTTCGCTAAGTGGGATAAAGGCGTAGACGCACCTTCTTGGTGGATAGAGGGTTTAAAAGAACGTAAGGATGTGTGAGTAACATGGGAAAACCTACATACACCTGTTCTATTTGCGGAGCAAAGCAATCCTTCGATGGACTCGAAGAGAACATGATTAAGAGCATACGACATCCTGCACAAGCATCAATCTGCGAACCCTGTTCCTTAGCGGAACAGTTCGTGCGAAGAAGTTACACTACAATAGACAAACCACTATCAGAGATAGTTTCTGCTAAAGATTGGAAAGATATGGTTCTCGAAACGAGAAACAAAACTACTGATGACCTCCTTGCCAAAGCAAGGAAAAATAAATCGGGGTTGAGCGCATACCAGCGATAAGGTATCTCGCAGAGTGGATAATCGCAGAACCATCTGATATATCAGTCGTAGACTTCATATGTTGGAGAAAGGTAAAGGGAGAGCGTAGATTCCAACCATATATACACCTACAAGTGGGTGAGTATGACGTAGTATTAGACGGATACTCGCAGGTATGGGAGTTCATAGATGAACTAATCCCAAATACGTACAGAAAAACTGTAAACCATGCGATGAAAGGAGATTTAAAAGTAAATTTTAAAGAAGTTCTTGCTAATTTTCTGGAAGAATCTGATGCTATGAAGTTGATTTTTTCATATGAAAAATCGGATGTCTTTGAAATCCCTAACGATTATCACACAATAGCAGACGCATACGTACAGACAGGATGCAAAAGGGCTGCGTATGAGCAGATGCCTCTGCGAGACAAAAGCAAAATTGTCCTTACTGATTGCGTTATTATCGAAAGTCATCCCATATACACAGTCGTACACCTATCACAATCATTACTCTCGCACGTAGTATCCTCGTTTATCGTAGGAGAAGAAGTGGATTACAGACCTTTCCCTATGGAAAGATTCGTAGAAAGAGAAGATGCCATAAGACGTGCGTATGAACGTATGGGTCATTTAGTCGAGGGCAAGTGGGTGGAACCATCAAAACGCTCTGGTAACAACAAGCGTGGGATGAATTTCCATGAGAGAGATTACTACGAATATTGCAATTATTTAGAAGCCCTGTAAATAATTGAGAAATTAAAAAGTGTTGTACTGCAAGACATTTGAAACTATTCTGTCTTATTTCCTAAGATGGAGAAATATATTGCCGACTGCCGTATTAGTATAATAAATTGGAATTGACTCTTATGAAATTAAACAGAATAAGCGGGATTGGCTTTGAGTCTCTCGTTTATTTATTTTTCAATTGTTTTTGGCGGTCAAAAAGAAAGGGATTCATAAGGACATAAGGTGTTGTGTATAACATGGGCGAAATTAAAACCATCAACGAAACTGACTTCATCTGGATGGATGGAGTACCTACTGACATAACGAAGGCTATCCTGTACGACTGCGTAGGCACAGACCATTTACCTGCGGTCGTAGGCGCATCCCTCATCGAGAAGGGACAAAAGCCCATCGGGTATATCTCAAGCAAGCACGTAGCGTCATCCCCACACACGATACTAACTGTCGGGTTTACGGGTTGGCCTGTATATCGCAAGAACGATACTCTAATCGTGGAGATTCTCACTCCTGCACATATAAGCGAAAACCCGAGCGAGCAGAAGAACGCATGGCTATTCAACTATCCGCCTGCGAGAGACATCGTTCAATGTCTTTATGATTTAGGAGTCGGAGAGTTCCTAACTCTATCGAGTACGGCTTTCGATGCGAAACCTTCCGAGTCGGTAAGAGTAGTAAATGGAGAGCAACTCGGTACTGTCGGTGCGCCAGAGACTATTCAGCCCCTATGGGGATGGTTGCCTGCGTTCATGTTTACTGCGCTAAATGAGGTGGGTGCGTATATATTACTCATGCCTGCACATGGAGCCTCGCACGTACAGAGACCCTACGAAGAAACTGCAATCGAGAATGCTCTTGATGAGATTGGGAAATTAGGTTTCGATGTAGAAAATGCTAAGGAAAGGTCAAAAGTATTATATGATAGAGCCTCATCGGAAGCATCGGAGGCGATGAAAATGGCGAACGAGATGATAACGAAGATGGTGGCAAAGACGAAGAAGGAACCGTATAGCGGCGGTATGTTCCAATGACGGACATATTCGAGAGGCTTTTGGCCTTCTGTAAGAGGAATTACATCTTAGATGTAGAGGACAAAGTCCCAGTATTCCTGTGTAGCGTAGGGGCGCACCTATTCAACTCCGTGAACAAATGTAGTATGTGCGACTTCGACCCAGATGGTATGGAAGATGAGAACGGTTTCGTGATAGAAGCCTGTCCCTTGCGACATAGTGAGTATCCGATATACACACCTTCCTCTCGTATCGCAGATACTCGCATCAACATCCTCATGCGTGGTGCGAAGGGTTCTGGAAAGAACGTGTTAATCGACCTGTTCTGTGCAGAGCATACTGGTCTACTTTGGAATCCTTCTGGATTTGACGGCGTAGGCTTTCGCACTATGATTGGGCCTAACTCAATCACGGAAGCAGGTATGTTCGGGTCTGTCAATGACGAAGGTCAGATTGTAGGACGGCCTCTCGCAAGAGAGTTGTGCGGCGGTTTCCTTTGTTTCGAGGAATTCTCATCTGTATCAGATGCGAATAAAAAAGACCACTCGATTGACATGAAGAATCAATTACTAACATCCCTCGATAGTGGTCGTGTGAACAAAGGTATGCGAGATGGTTGGGTAAAGTACAACACTCGCTACACAGTATGGGGGGGTACGCAACATGGTCGTATGGATTTGGAGTCTGGTCTCGACAGACGTTTCTTCATCATCGACATCCTAATGGATGAAGAGAAGGAGCAGAGATACAAAGAGGCGCAGAACAAACAGGCGAGTATGCCTATGGAGGAGCGAGCCTACTTAGCAGGCGAGATTATTGATATGCGACAATGGTTCATCGACAGACAGATGGAGATTACATTCAATCCCCCAAAGGGAATCAACTTCTCTAAGGAGTTCGAGCGTTGGGTTATGCAAGAGTCTGTTCGCAGTTTCGAGAGCGACCTATTTCGCAGATTAGCAATTGGTTATCACATGATGAAAGGAGAATGGGAAGGTGGCGTTTTGCAAATCGACATGGACGATGGTCTGTTAGAGTTGCTTGAGTCATCCCTGCGAATGAGACGTAACGTCATGGATGAGGACATACACTTAATCAAAACTACGTTTTGGGATAAGGACGTACCTCGCTCTACACTCGTCAAAGACATCGCACGTCTTATCACGAACAACGATTACCAAGCGGCGAAGAGATGGATTGAGGACAATCTGCATCAGCAGATATGGTTCTGCGAGTTCTCTCCTCGCAAGGAAGGGCGTGGTCGTAGAGGTGTGGTATGCAGGTTCGGAATGCCAGATGAGAAGTCGGAGAACTTCAATTGGGGGGGCAAGTAGATGCCCAATAAGAAATTCAGAATGTGGCGTGATAACGCTTACGAGATGCTACTTGCGACAGGCGAAGGCATGACATCCTCCACTCTCGTAAAGAGAGTCATAGGTAAAAATGGCAAGCCATTCAAATTCCACCCTCACTCCAATGGAGTTGCTAAACTCTTGCAAGGAGATGGTCGGTTCGACATAGTCGATGAGAAGGGAAAGGGCGTTACGGTTGGTTCTGCGTATACCCGAAAGGTTTTCAGAGCAAAGAAATTAGGAGATGAAAAGAATGATTGAATTGGGAGAAATGATAAGCGTGATAGATGATATGAAGTATCTGAATAGATTGAACCAACCGTTATTTTACGGTTTGCTATTTCAAGGTAATCAAATAACGCACTACGAAGAAAGGAAGTGGGAGTTGTTCCAGACAGACAGAATGGGGTTCTTATGGTCTTGTTCCGTCGATAAACTGGAGATTCTCTGGAACTTTGTTACGGAGTGCAAAGAAGGCAGGCGGTGTTACGAATGACTGACAAAGAAATAGAATTAGCAAAACTGGTTATGGACGCGGTACGTGTGATTAACGAGATAGCGTTGCATACGAATGATATGAATGTAGCAAACGCAGGCAATACTTTGCTAAAGCGACTGGATGGTTTGGTGGAATATCAATGAAGTCTTTGAAGTATAAGCGATGGCGAGATAGAGTCATCAAGCACATAACAGAATTCGGTCCGAGCAGTACAGATGTACTGTATAGTGAAGTGCGAATGAAAAACTCGCACCCGCTTAGTCTCATGTCTGCGAGTCAAGTTCTATCAAAAGACCCTCGATTTGTCAATCTCGGACTCAATGGAGTCGGGCATTTCAGAACGAGCAACCACTACAATACGTCCACATGGGGCATACGAGGAGTTGATGACGTTGAAGAGTAAATGGCTTATCGAGAAGCGTCTCGAAGTGGAGCAAGACCCATTTGCGATTGAAGTTCTACAATGGGTACTCAAATCCCCCGAGTGTCCTCTATGCAATCACCCGCAACGCAAGGACTACGAGTTGCAGGTTTTCAATGGTAATATGACAGGTGCTTATCTGGAAGCGAAGAACGGTTGGGCAGACGGAATCGTAGAAGAACATATGTCCGAACATATGCAATTCGACCCGCAAGAAGCGAAGGAAGTCGAAGAGACTCGCAAGGAAGCAATCACTACACTCGATATGGCAGAAGATATATTCTCTCGCATAACGAAGTGGCTCGATGAATGGGAAGAAGAGAAGGATAAGACTGGTATCGACGGAGAATGGCTTGCTAATGCGACTCGTTTGATTGGACAGGCTAACTCTTCCCTCAAGTTGATTGGTACTCTGAAACAAGAGATTGGTGTCGATTCCCAATTACTTCTCGCACAACAACAGGTGAACGGAGTCATGGGTATTCTCGTAGAAGTCCTGCGAGCAGAACCCACTTTGCTAAATCAAATCGAGTTGCGTATGGCTACATTGAAGGAACCTACGCACGTCATAGAATACGATGGTGATGTGAGATGAGTAAGAAGAAAAAGAAATGCGAAGAGTGTAAGGCTACATTGACGCATGAAACTCAAGACTTGTGTAGTATTTGCTACACAAAGAAGTTGTGGGGTGAAATCTGATGGAGTTCGGCAAACCTGTGAAATGGAGAGCGCACTTCAATCAGTTGATTGCGAGACCAATCCCAGAATCCGAATTCCCCAAAATAGCAAGTCGTATGTATGATGACGGCCTCGTAGCGATGCTTACGAGCGAGGGCATCATATGGTATGCAGGTAGATACAGAGTACCTCAAGCGTCTGTACGTGATGCTTGGAGCCTTTCGGTATCACAAATGAAGAGATTCCAGCGATGGGTTTATAGCAACGACCCGTTTATGGTTATGATGGAGAGCGAAACCGATGAGTGAAGAACCGAAAGAAATGAAAGAAGCGAAACAGATGATAGCAGAGATAGCGCAGTTAGTCGAAAGACTTACTGACATAATGGGTATGTCGAGACGAGCCAATAGGAAGGCAGTCGATATTATACATACTATGTTACACACCCCTAATGTCTTTGAAGAATTGCCAGAACAGTTGAAAGAAGATGTCGCCAATTGGAGTAAAGTCTGCTTGGCAGTAGAAGCAGAAACCGAGATTCTGCTTGCTATGTGCGACGATGACGAGGAGGAATGAGTATGGCTAAGTATAGCATACAGGTGGTAGTAAATCTTGAAGTCAGCGACATGGAGTTCGACAGCGAAGAAGAAGCCGAGCGATTTGGTTGGCATATGTCTCATAACGCTGAACAGTTCTGGGCTTCCGTAGAGGACATTCAAGTTACGAAGGAGGATGAGGAATAATGAGATTCGTTAATGGCGAATGTCATATTGATTTAGACGACGTTGTAGCACTTACAATCGAGTACGGAGATGGTACTATTCGACGTATAGAATGCAAAGACAAGCGGTCTTTTTCAAATTCGTGGAAACTGAGTATGGAGAGTGAATGAGATGGGTAAAGGTTATCGCAAGTTAGCAGTCGAAGCGGCAGTTACTGACTGGGAAGTTAGTGAGTGGTTCTCGGCAGAGCAGTTGTTACCGAAGGTCGTAGAAAGCCTGCCTCAACGCTCTATGTCTGTAAACGTGTACTCGGTCAGCCGTTGGTTGCGAGTTATGACGGCTAAGGGATACCTATTCAATCGCAAGAACGGATATGGCGTTATGGAATTCAAGAGAGCAGGTGGGGATGATGGGAGTTCTCATTTTTACGCTTGATGCGAGTCTTTATCGAGAAGGCAACTATGTCGAGGGTAAAGAAGTTCTTGCTAATCCGTCTATCGAAGATATGACGATTATCGTTCATGCTAAACCTAAGAAGGCAGACTGTCTCGAATGGTTGGATAAAATAGCATATCGCATGGTATATGTCTGCAAGTCATACCCTAAGATTGACGATGAGCGTGTTATCGTGGATAAGACGTATGGTCGCAAGGATGATTACATGACCGCTATCGGACGTGTGTTAAGAAGCAGAGACAGGAATATGGCTTGGTCTGCGATTCAAGAAGTACCAATCCCCCTCCTACTCGCTTTCCTACGAGAGTCGCACAAAGATGTGCGTCTCTGGAGAAACCTTGCTAAAGGCTTTCAATGGGTTCCAGAGTCCTATCAGAAAGCACTAATCTCCTATGGAATCAAACCTATATCCAGAGTACAATGGCCTTCTAAGAAGAAGAATACAGAAGTTTTGCCATACGGTTTCAATCATACAGATAAGTACGCTATGGAGATTACCAGACTCGATGAAAAAGTAGCAAACGAAGTTCGTCTGCACGACATCGACTCTTTACCTAAGAATATGAAGAAACGCAAACAGGAAGAAGGTGGTTGGGTATGAATGACATCTGCATGGGCATTTGCTCTTTGCTATGGCTCATCACCATGTTCCCTATGCCTCGCATCTGGATGGGATGGTTGTTCCATAACACGTTCATAGGACTTCCTCCAGATGAAGATGGTTCGGATGCTACTTATCTCGCATACTTGGGTATGAATGAGTAGACTTAAATACAGTCTGCGAATAGTATAAGATGTGGCGAGGAATAATGCGAATGCTCGTATTCGTAGAAAGGTCGCAGAGATACTGTTCGATGAAGGTTCGATGACTCGTTCCGAGATGTCATCGAGACTACTTTCTATGAATGAGTTTCGCATTTTACCAAACGATTCCAGTCTGACCGCTATGCTTTGCAAGAATGCACAGATAGTCATTGAAGGTTGGGAATGGGTTCAAGTTACAGATGGCGTTAAAGTAAAAAACGCAGTCTACAAAATCAACGATGAGATTATCAAAAGTCGTGAAGATTTGCTATACACGTTACCCGTATCATCTATGACTCGCTCACAGAAGGAACGTGCGATTGTATGTCCTTCTTGCAGACAGAGGAGAATCATCAAAGACCGATGGTCAGATTGTCTCACCTGCCAAAGAAAGTAAGAGGGTTTATATTGACATGGGCATTTAGTCCAGTTTGATGACGTTCTATATTGGAATTGCAGGTGGCATGAAAACGGGCAAGTCGAGCCTCGCTAAGACGATAGCGGCTATGTACGATGTCGAGATACATTCATTCGCTGAACCGCTTAGATGGGAAGTAGCGCAAGCGTTCTATCATAAGCAAGACAAGGCGAATGCGAGATACCTATGGGGTCTACTCGAAGATGAAGATAAAGAGATGTGCCGACCACTTCTCCAAGCATGGGGTCAAGCGAAGAGAGACCTCGTAGATGAAGATTATTGGGTTTCGAGGGTTCGTACATACATCGAGCGTAAGGGTCTGGATGTCGTCATCATAGATGATGTGCGACACCTCAATGAAGCGGAGTTTATACTCGATAACGGAGGGATTATGTTCTGGCTCACGGCTTCACACGAAGTCCTCTTAGAGAGAGGTTGGAATGCCGAAAACTCATCACATGAGAGCGAGAAACAGGATGCTACGATGTACTATTTAGCAGACAAAATTCCTATGAACCGTGTGTTCGGTATGGATACGTCTGGTCGCTCGAATTACGGTATGTATATGGAAGCCGAGCGTTTGCTAAACGAACATAACTTTTCCTTTGCTAATTTTATGGAGAGAAGAAAATGAAAAGAAAGAGTAAGATGGCAACGAAGTTGTTGCAAGATATAGGTTATATATGTAGAATGTGCGAGAAACTTCTGCCTATGTTTAGTATGGATGTCTGCTACGAATGCGATGCTAAATTGATTGAAATGCAAAAAGAAGAATACGACGAATGGAAGAAGGAGGAGTTGCGATGAGGCGTTGGAATAAAGTATGGCGTGAAATCCACCGTTCTCCTACACGGTTGGGTCATCGTCTTTGGGAGTGTACGTATTGCACCGCATTAAAGACGACCAAGCGAAGCATCCCGAAAAAGTGCGAGTTTTGTGGACAGAAGGTGGAACAATGAGTGAAGTATGGGCTACGAAGTACCGACCAAAGGAAATAGATGATTTCATAGGTCAGCCTCATTTGCGAGACGAGATGAGTTCCGTTATCAAAACAGGTATGCAACATTACTTATTTCATTCCAGAGAAGCGGGTACAGGAAAGACGACTATGGCACACATCCTTGCGAAGGAGATGGGTTATCACCTACATACATTCAACGCATCCTCTAAGAGAACCAGAGGTATCGAGTTCGTAGAAGAGGATATTATCCCTATCGCAAATAGCGGTATGTGGGAGACAATAATCCTATTGGATGAGGCAGACCGACTGACGATTCAAGCGCAAGATGCGCTCAAGGGCGTGATTGAGGGTGCTACTTGCTATTTCATTCTGACTTGCAACGATATTAGCAAGGTTAGTGATTGGCTAAAATCGAGATGTCAAGTTAGGCAGTTCTTCCCTATCAATGAGGAGGAGACACAGTCCCGCCTATCGCAAATAGCGGTCAATGAAGGACATCTCGTCCATGCTCAGAGTTTAGGTATGATAGCGAGAGGACATAAGGGCGACTTGCGTAACGCAATAGGTTTCTTGCAGATGTACTGTCATTTACCAGAGGACGAGCGTCGTTCCAGATTGCAAGCATTATCATACCCACCCTTCGATGCCCGTAGATTCCTACGCCTATGCGTGAAGGAGGGAGCAGTAGCAGAATCTGTGAAGATTACCGAAGGTATAGATTGCAGAGAACTGATTTCCCAAGTGTTTGAATATGCCGTCGAAGCAGATGTGCAGCCAGAGTCCAAAATGAAAGTCGTTGAGGCTTCAATCGTGAGTGAGAGAGACATCCTAATGGGTGTTGATGCTACGATTGTCCGATGGAATTACTGTCGGATGCTTGCCTCAAGGGGTTTATATGGTCATAAGGACAACGAATAAATGGTGAGAAAAATGATTACCTCAGAAATGTATGAAAGAGTAGCAAAAAATGTTGGTTGTACTGTCGATGCCTTAATCGCACGACATACAGCCTGCAAGGACAACAACGCAGTTGCGCTTGCGTCAAGCGGCGTATCGAGCGATGATGTCGAAACGAAAACCCTCCGTATGGTTGCGGCAGAGATTCGGGCAGAAAAAGCCCGACTCGCACGAAGCGGTTGTAAGATGGTCGAAGGAATGTTCTTATCGTTCCCTCGCTTCAAAGACTGGGGCAAAGTATTCTATACTAAGTATAGCAAGATGCTTTCTGGACTTGATGAAGAATCTCGTAAGACTCTCGTAGCACAGGGATTAGTCAATCTATACCTGCACGACGATGAGAACGGCGGATACCGAGTTTTGCAAAACGCATCTCTCGCATCTAAACTCGCTTTCGAGGAAGGATGTTCCGAAGGACATACTGCAAATCTGCCTAAGCAAGCAGTAGCACTTGAAGATGGAAGCGGATACTTCGCTTGCATCGAGAATAAGACTACTCCTACATACCCTTCTGGCGGTATGAACTATGCTTACGGCAAGTTGCGAGCGAACGAGGACTTAGAGCGAACAGTTCTGTTCATGGGTCGTGAAGTAGGTACTGATGCAATCAGTATTCTTCCGATGAAGTTCAAGGGCGCACTTGCTAAGACGGTCATTCCGACATTCACTCCTTTGCGAATGCCTGTCGTTATCGGCAAGAATGGTCTCTACACCAAGCCGAATGTGAGTGTACCTACACTCGATTCGTCTGTCGCTAACATCTTCCCTGCGCCTCCTTTGTTCTCTGATGGTACTGGACTTCTCGCAGATATGCCGAAGATTCCTATGCTAAAGGGTCTGGATGACATCGAAGCACACGTCAATGGTCTCAACGACGCAGAGAAGTGGGATGCTTTGGTGTCTGTCGTTCTTGAAGTCGCACACATAGACCCGAGAGAAAATGGTGGTTACATCATGACTCTCGGAGACATGGATTTGACGAGCATGAGTCCACCACTCGACCTATATGTGGCTTCGCAAGAAGAGATTAAGGTCGATTTCGGTGTCGGTTCTGTCGTCGTAGTCGTAGGTCAGCCATACATCAGTCGTGATGGCGACTCAAGACTTGCGATTACAGGTTGGCATTGTGTCGATGCTATGGGTGTCGCTGCGTATGAAGCGGCGGAAGCCGAAGAAACTGCTCCAGAAGGAGAGGACTGGTGATTTAGATGAGTTGGGGAGGCACAGAAAATAAAGATTCTGCGGAAAAGAAGGCTCCTTTGGGTATCGACCATTATCGTGGTCTTTTCTCCCAGAAGAGACGCTCCAATCCTATCCGTATGTCATTGACAGGCAAGGAAAATACTGCTAAGACGGGACTTGCGATTTCATTGGCAAGACAGCGTAGCGATAAGAGAATCATTGTTCTCGACATCGACAATAGCGCATCACAGACAGTAGCGTACAACTTCGCAAAGGATGATAATATCGAGGTCATCCCTCTCTTCGATGAGACGGATGAATCCATCTTCAATGATGATAATACTACGAACTGGACTGCTTTGATTGATAAGATGGGTTACTTCATCAAGATTATCGGAGAACAACTCAAGGAAAACGACGACATAGGCGCAGTAATCGTAGATGGCGGCTCTACATTCCTTAAGTGGTGTGAACAGGCTATGACTCACGTACTGATGACTCGCTCCAAGAATCCTGTCAATGTCGAGGATGGCGACAGATTCAATCAAGCAGAGTGGCGTATTCGCAATCAATTGTTCCGTGATGTAATGAATCGAGCGCATCAACTTCCTGTCGATGCAGTATTCTTTACCTTCCACCTCAAAGACGTGAAGCAATTCGCAGATTTGGGTAACGGACAAAAGGGACTTATGAAAGTCGGAGAACAGCCAGATTGGGAGAGAGGAACTATGCGATTGTTTTCGCAACAGATATTCCTTTCGAGATACACCAAGAAGGGCGATATTGCGGCAGGTGTCAAGTCAGACTCGAAACTTGCCGAAGGCGTTTGGGAAATCCGAGCATCTATCGAGGAGATGAAAGGCTTCAATCAAGAATATCTCGGACAACAACACACCGTCTTGCGAGTTGAGAATGGTGATGATGAGTGGATGGGACTTCCTTTCCTTACATGGGAAGTGAAGGATTGAAACTTAGTCCTGTATTCAAGCGCAGAGTAACGGACATAACACATCATGGGGTTTTTATCGACGGCAGGTACTCCTACACATTATGCTCACATCTGGATTCCTTCGGGGTGTTGAAAGACAGTCCTTCGGAAGTCAATTGTGAGAAGTGTATGAAAATAGCAAAGAACAAATACGGAGTTGAATGAAATGGAGATAGAGAATAGTCAATTGCAGAAACTGATGAAGAGAACGATGAGAGTTGCTAATATATCTGGTAAAGATATATCGCAGGTAAATTCCTGTATCATAGCCCTAACTAAGCATCGTGCTATAACTTGCAACATCGTGCGAGACGGAGTTACGGCGGTATCCTCGTTCGGAGTGGATAGGCTTTGCACCGACCCTCCCGAAGATGAGTATTACATCCCAGACATCGCAAAGTTCTTAGGCGTTTTGAAGCATCATGGGGAGTTAGTTACAATCGAGCAAACGGATAGTAAGTTGCGAGTAAAATCTACTGGAAAACAGACGACTCTTGCGGCAGACCCGAGAGCGAAGGCTTTTCCTCACTCGGACAAGACTCTTAAGCAATGGCGAGATATGTCTTACGAAAGAAGGTTTCAGTATGACACAAAGAGCATGACATACACTACTTCTTCGGGAAAGATTCTTTCATTGGATGCTTCTGCGACTTGTAAAGCAGGTGAACTTTCCGATGCGTTAAGTAGTGGTCTTATGAATGGGCAGAAATGCCCTTCTTTCCAAATCTCTGCCAATCCAGATGCAGAACAACTCAAAGTTCTGGTCGGAAGCAAGATGGGCGGCGAAACATATACTGACTTAGTAGAATCGCTGACGTTGATAAAATGGGATACTATCGAGATAGTAGCAAGTGGTCTGGAAAATACATTCGCTTTAGTGGAGCGCAACCGAGACGTTAAGTTGGTCGTGTTTGATTTGACTAAAGAGGGTGCTTCTGGCGCACTTTTAGCAATCGAAATCGTCGGTATCGGTATTATTCTTCAACGTGTTTCGTATGTCTGATAAATACATCTTATCGGCAGTAGCGGGTGGTTGTAGCCTTCCCAGAGAAGATATTCTACACGCTCTGTCGAAGATGGGTAAGATAATGTCGAGGAAGAGGATACATCTCAAAGTAGCAGTCATGCACCACGTCCTGCAAATGGAAAGTGGAGAAGTTACTTCCTCTCTCGGTACTTGCGAGGAAATCAATCCCTTTATTCGCAATAAGTCTGGTGTAACAACTATGTCTGTCGCTGCTATCTTTCGCTTGATGGTCAAGTGGGGATACCTTGAAAGATTAGTTACATCTAACGGTACTGTGTATAGGAGAACTGCGTATGTGGGAAGTAGTTGAAGGCAGTATATTTAATGTCGATTTAGAGAAGAAGAAGTATCGTTGTTGCGTTACTTCCCCTCCTTACTTCGGTATGCGAAGTTACGGCGATTCAGAAGAGGAACTCGGAAGTGATTCCTCTCTCGATGATTATATCGAAGAACTATGTAGTGCCTTTGATGACGTGCGAGAACTACTGACGGATGACGGTACTCTCTGGGTCAATATGGGCGATTGCTACAATGGTTCTGGAGGAGCAGGTTCTGATTACAAAGAGGGCGGTATCAAAGAAGGTCGCAACAAATGGGGAAGTCGCAGAGTCAAAGGATTGGCCCCCAAGAATCTGATTGGTGTCGGATGGAGATTTGCTTTTGCTATGCAGAAGCGAGGTTGGATATTGCGAAGTGAGATTATTTGGTCTAAGACTAAATCATATCCTCAACCAGAAGCGTACATCAAGAGACCCATCCCTAAGCACGAAACGATATTCATGTTCTCTAAATCGCATGATTATCACTACAATGCGGCTAATCTGTTCTCTGTATGGGAGATTACTCCCGTATCTAAGAGTGGGCATGAGGCTCCGTATCCTGTGGAGTTAGCAGAGCGTTGCGTTTTAGCAGGCTCAGATGAGGGAGATTGGGTTCTCGACCCTTTTGCAGGCTCTGGTACGACAGCCGTAGCAGCGATTACTCGCAGGAGGAATGCTACTATGGTCGAACTCTATCCAGAAATAGCAAAAAGTATGGTCGAGAGGCTGAACAATACACCCGATTTAGCCGACGATAGTTGGGTTTAAATGATAGTCAGTATGTGGGTGATGGTATGAATGTCATAACAGTACCATGCCCCGAATGCGAAGAATTGATTGAACAGGATGTCGAAGGATATGGGGTTCACATATTGCTATGCGAATGTGGGAATGAAATGAAACTCGACCTAAGTAGATTCATACGCAAGAAATTGGCCGATTACAAAGATAAAGATTGGCTCCTAAAGAAATACGTCGATGAAGAAATGTCGATGGCAGAAATAGCAAGTATCTGCGCCGTATCCCCCATGACTATTCACAACTGGTTGATTACTCACGACATCGAAAAGAGGTCGAGAGGTCGTCGCTCGAAGTAGGGTTTATATTGACATCTCGTCTTATCTCTGTTTATGGAAGAGAGTGGCGAATTGGTAATCAGACACATGACAGAGTTCGGTTTGTTGTGTGCTTTAGAGCATAATAAGAATGAACATAACCCCGACCCTGTGTTGAAAGGTTATCCAGATATTTACAGAGATGCTCAATACTTCGTAGTTTTTAATGGCGTGGAAGTCTTGGGCTACACTTCTTACAATCATATGGGCGAGTACATAGTCGTAGGCAATACGTATGTCATGCCCGAGTGGAGAAGTGTGGGGTTGCATAGACACTTGCTAAAAGCGAGGAACCGTTACTTATCGCAGTTCGGTCAAAGTATCATCACCGTATTGAATCCTCTTGCGGATGTGAAGAAAGCGCAACTTCGCAAGGTGGTTAGTTCGTTGTGTTACTGGAAAGTAGGTCGATGGGAAGATGTCGAAGATATTATGGATGAAGCAGAATATATGGGTCAATTTTATGACCATGAGACTTGGAGACTCGACATGAAGGTGATTCTCTGATTATCGAGAGAGGAAGAGAAAACGGTATCGTCGTGCGATATCGCAACGAGCAAGGAGAGCGTTGTATAGACAAAGTCAAAGGTAAACAGCCGTACTGCTATGTCAAAGCAGACGCAGGTCGGCATGAGGGTCTGTATGGAGAGACTCTGACGACGAGAGAGTTTAGGTCTACACAGGATATGCACGAATACGCTAAGAACCATGATACATGGGAATCAAATATCGCATGGGAGAATCGTGTTTTAGCAGATTCTGGAAGAAGTTTTGACAATTACGAACACCGAGTCTGGTTCCTCGATATGGAATGGAAGATAGATTCTGGTGAAATTACAATCATAGTCGTGCGAGACTCGAAGATGGGCGAGTACGTATGGTTCCACCACGAAGATTACGAAGCGGGTCATTACGATTCGATACCTGCTAAAAACCATCCCTATGGTAAGGATGCTTGCGAGTCTGGAGATAGGAAGTTCAAGGCTTTTGCTAATGAAAGGGATATGCTACTGGATGTTACACGTATGCTCGTCAAGCATGACCCAGACATCATTACAGGTTGGAACGTCATAAACGCAGATATGCAACAGTTACTCAAGCGTTTTAATGCGAATAACCTCGATGCTCGCCTACTATCCCCTATGAAGCGTGTGCGATATGACTTCGGGGATTGGGGTCAGCCTTTAGCAGGGATAAATTGTATTGATTTGATGGTCGGTTTCAAGAAGTTATGGACTCTCAAAAACGGACAACTGCCTGCTATGTCCCTCGACGCAGTATCCGAGTTCTGCTTAGGTGATAAGAAAGTACCTCTGGAGGACGGCCACGATACGTATTACACGGACTTCGGTACATATCTGGATTACGCAAGACAGGACGTAGACTTGTTGCCCAGACTCAACGAACTGGTCGATGTTCTTGGTTACTTTACTGCTTTGCAACACATCGTTCAATGCGATATTAGAAGTACGCCTTTCGTTACCAAGATGTTTTCTGTTCTTGCTATTCGTGATGAGAACTTCAAGCAGAAGATACCAAGCAAGCCTAAGTTTGCTAAAGTAGATTACGAAGGCGCAGACATCATGACTCCTGTTGCGGGTCTGTATCATGACATCGGTATCTTCGACGTGAAAGCGATGTACCATAGCAACATTAGCAAGTATGGTATTTGTTGGACTACTCTCGATGACAGCGAGAAAGCGCAGGACTGCGGCAATGGTATCAAGTTCGATAGGTCTCGCAAGGGACTTCTTTGCCGTCAGATGGATAACATGACATTGTTGCGTAACAGGTACAAGCGTAAGATGAAGGAAGCGGATAACGACGCAGAACGAAAGCGATACGATGCACTACAATATGCTACGAAGTCGCTTGTCGCATCTATGTACGGAGTAGCGGGAGATGCTAAGTACGGAATGTATCACCCAGACATCGCAGCCGCTATCACCTACACGTCTCGCAAGACATTGGGACAACTGCGTGATATTGCGGAAGGTCTCGGGCATCGTGTCATTTACGGACATACGGATTCAATCATGTGTGAAGTCGCAACACCAGAAGAAGGAGTAGCGGCCTTGAAGATTATTGACGAGGCTATGTATCCTATCGAGACCGAGTTCGAGAAGTGGTCGTCCTCATTCCTCGTAGTTGCTAAAAATCGTTACGCAGGTATGGTATCATGGACGGATGGAGAGCATCATGCTCCAGAGCGATACGTCAAAGGAATCGAGATGAAGCAGAGTAGACTGCCTAAAGCGATGAAGGATGCTATGGGAACGGTCATAGATGGTATTTTAGAGGGTCGTGAGGAGACTGAAATAACAGGTCTCTTGAGTACATTGACTTCCGCAGTAGTCAATAAGGAAATCCCCCCAGAGGAACTGACTATCAAGGCTAAATTGAAACAGGACTTGCATAAATATCGCGTGTTAAGTGAGGCGAGAGCAGGTGCGGCGTGGGCTAACGAGCATCTGGGCAAGGGCTATCGCAAAGACTCGTACTTCTACTGCACTCTGGATGAGAATGGTGATTATATCGCATTTGACGAACCTTCTGAACTGGAGGGTATAGCAAAAATTGGATACCGACAGATGGCACAGAAGTTCATCGTAGACAAAGTAAAACCGTACTACGAGGTCATGTCTTGGGACTATATGCCTCTCGAAAACGCCCTACGTGGTCTTGATAAGACAGCGTGGGTATAATTCTAATTGGCGAGTGTGTGGTATTCCTTGAGAGGGTCATGGTTAATTTTGCAGGGCATTTATGCTTGACTTCCCGAAGTCCCTCGCCATCAGATTTATATTATCGTAAGGACAACCACTAACTATGCCGAGCAAAAGAAAGCCGACTATACGTGAACTGGACGAGAAGATGAGCATTATGGTGAGTAGGGTGGATACCTTCCTTAACATGATTGTGCAAGAAATAGAAAAGCATAATACGATTATATCGAAGATGCTTGAAGCGCAAGGACTCATGGACTCGCAGGAATGTGGTTCCTGTGGGGGTATCGTAAGAACCCCTATCCTCGATGGAATTGACAAAGTGGATGAATGTCCCTACTGCAATGAACCTTTGAATAAAGAACAACAGAAACTTCCCCTCGAAGAGGAATGAGTATGAAAGACCCATCCGAAATGGATGCTAAAGAGTTGCAAGAAAACTCTTCGTATGACCCGAATGACGCAGAAGAGAAGCCTTTTCTGCGAGTATCGAAGTCGTCTTTCATCGGATATGATATGTGTCCGAGAAAATACTGGTGGGAGAAGGTTCAATTAAAGAATCAAAGGATGCCTGCTACTCCCGCTATGATTCGTGGGGGCTTCGTACATAAGAACCTCGAAATCCTATACGATAATTGGGATGGTCAGTCTGTCCTCTCCCCTCTTATTCCAGAGGGTCGTGAAGATATAGCGAATGAGAACTTAGCGTTCTTGGAAGAATGTCGTATCGCAAAGTGGGGAATCGAGAGTTTCGAGCCAGATGAATACGAAGTAAAGCACTACGTATGGGATGCGGAATACGAAGTAGTCCTCGTAGGAATGATAGACGGCGTACTCGTACATCCAGATGGAGGTCTATGTATCTACGAATTGAAAACAGGTAACATGGCGAGTACGAAGATGTCAAAGACTCGCAAGGAACTTTGCTACTATACTCGTATGCTGAAATTGATGGGCGAAACCAGACCTATCACTCACTTCGCATACTTATGTCCAGACGCAGAGAATCACAAATTCATCGCAGAACTTTGCAATTGGGGTATCTATCAGCAGGTCGATGGCAAGAAGAAGCGTGTCGATTGGGATGAGGATAGAGTTCTCATGAGCGAAGCAGGTTGGCTCGATTCAGACAGCAAGCGTGATGTCGCTATCGGCAAGAAGGGTAAAGGGTTACTCGTCATCGAAAAACTGAATAATCGCAGTATGACTGCTTTTGAGAAGAGTTATGCTAAAGTCGTGGAAGGAATTAAGACCCACGAATGGGATATGAAGTGGAATGATTACTTCTGCCCTGCATGGTGTGAGTTTGCTATGTCTTGCGAGAGCGAGTTAAACGGACTCGATAATCTATGGGAAGGCGATGAATGGTGAATGTCTTATCGGCTTTTGATGGTATCGCTTGTGGTCTTGAGGCTCTCAAGAGAGCAGGTATCGAGGTTACGAATTACTTCGCAAGCGAAGTAGACGAGTATGCGATTAAGGTCGCTATGAAAAACCATCCAGAAATTATTCAGTTGGGCGATGTCAAGAATTGGAGAGAATGGGATTTGCCAGAAATTGATTTGGTTATCGGAGGTTCTCCCTGTCAAGGATTCTCTTACGCAGGTAAACAACTAAACTTCGATGACCCTCGCAGTAGGCTGTTTTTCGATTTCGTGGATATTATCAATCACTTCAAAACGAAGTATTTCTTGAGCGAGAACGTGCTAATGAAGAAGGAGTGGGAGGATGTGATGTCTCAACAACTGGGTGTCATGCCCATCATGATTAACAGTACACTCGTATCGGCACAGAATCGCAAGAGACTGTACTGGACTAATATCCCTAATGTCGGACAGCCAGAGGACAAAGGTATCTTGCTAAAAGATATTCTTGAGAATGGCGTAGTCGATAGAGATAAGAGTTACTGCATAGATGCTAATTATTTCAAAGGCGGTAACTTAAAGTCTTATTATGAGAAGGGTCGTAGGCAGTTAGTTTTTGTAGAGCGAGGTTTTGACTATCGCAAACTAACTCCTATCGAGTGCGAGAGATTACAGACTCTCCCAGATAACTACACCGAAGGCGTTTCAAACACTCAGAGATACAAAATGTTGGGTAACGGCTGGACTGTCGATGTCATTTCTCATATTTTCAAAAATATAGGACAGGAGGATGAGAACAAATGGATATGATATGCGAAGTTTGCGATGGATTGATGCAGGTAACAACCGAAGAAGGAAAGCCGATGATGCTATTATCGGGAGATGTAGAGACTGGTAACAAACGAGTAGCGGTATGTCTTTTCTGTGGTAATCGACGGATTCTTAAGGACTAAAGGAAGTGTGGGGTTCATGTTGGAATTTCCGAGACAGATTGGTTTGAAGAGAACGAGATGCTACGATAGAGGAGCGTTTCGTGATTACGTCAAGCGTCTGAATGGTCGTAGCGACCTATATACGAGCCTGTACTACTTCGATGACCCTAACGATTACGACTCCGTAGTTATGGATAGAGCGTGGTGGGATTTCGATATGACCGAAGAGTACGATATGACGAAAGTCAAGACCGATGTCGCCAATCTCATTCGTAGATTGGAGGGAGATGTTCACCTCGTCGCTACGGGTCGTGGGTTCCACGTACATCAGATATTCGATAGACCTGTGCGTGGTCGAGAGTGGGCGTTCCATCTCGACAGATACCAACGCAAGATGTGTGAGGGTCTCGAATCCATTGATGGTGTAGGTTATCCAGAGAAGTTATGTCGCATACCTAAGACGTACAACTGCAAGCGTGGTAAGTGGGCTGTTCCTATCAATGCTCTGTATTTTAGCGATGACCCTCATGGTTTCCAGATACCTAAGACAGTAGAGGGAAGTGCGAGATGGTGTCCTTTCACAGGAATTGCAGGTTCGCAACTATTTGATTTAGTTCGTTGGAATGCTGACAATCCTAATGTGGAACCGAAGCAACAATCACATACAGTAAAGGTCGGCAGCCACGAAGGAGATGTTCTACTTCCTACTTGCTTAGAACGTGCCATAACACTCTCCAATCCACCTCATCATGTACGAGTAGCCCTTGTGCAAGAGATGGCGAGGCAGTTACGTTGGTACGCTAATCCGAACGATATATCGCACGAAGAGAAGATGGATATAGCGAATACCATCTGTTCCTTCATTTCTGAACTTGGGTGGACTGACTACAATCCTGCGACCACCCAGAAGTATGTGCGTGGTATGATGAAATACGCAAACGCACCTTCTCCTATGTGGTATAAGCGACATAATCTTTGTCAGGGAGGCTGTTGGTATTGCGATTAGAACATGATATACGAGAGATGCTCATAGAGGCTAAAGGTATCAGAAATATCTGGTTAGAGACAATTATGAATAAGGATTGGGATAATAAGCAAGAGATGATGGAAGCGATTCGCAACTACAATGCTTTGCGTGGAGTAGTCAAAAGTCTCCAATGGATACTTTCAGATGCTATGCCATCCCCATTAAGTTGATATACCTTTGCGAAGTATGTCGTATCATGATATACGCTGATGACCGAGAAAACGAGAAGTTGTTGCATCGTCTCTACATGGCTTGTGGTAATCGTAAGACAGACCCTAAAGGGGATATAATGGTCAAGAGACTGCATCATGGGGATTATCAAATAGGTGATTGGCTTATCGAAGCAAAGGAAATCAATGACTTGTATCGCACAATCTTGGGTATAGGTCGTAATGGTCGCACAATCAATCATCAACTATCGGAGATGTGCGAAGTTTCTGAGATGCCGTTCCTTGCTATTTACGGAACGCAATTCAAACCGTTCTTCAAAGGACGTAGGCCGAAAGCAAACGAAATCAGTAGAGAAATAGCAAAAATGAATCGAGTAGTGAAGAACTTCAAGATGGTCGCCTACTCTCACTTCCCTAAGTTGCGTATCATAGAATTCAATAACATGGATGACTTCGTAGAGTGGTTGTCTGTTTCGCATCTAAAGAAGCAGATGGGTAAAAGTCTGACAGTTCCTAAGAGAACCAGAACATTACCCACAGACCCGAGACTACTCGCTCTTATGGGAGTGCAGGGAATCACAGAAGAAATAGCAACTGCACTTTTGGATAAGTACGGAAGTGTACCTAACTTGCTAAAGACGAAAGTTCGTATGAAGGACTTGATGTCTGTTCGTGGTGTGGGAAGAGTTACTGCAAGAAGAATAAAGCAATTGAGAACTTCGTGGAAAGATTGATAAGTACATAAAAGAATGGATATATGGGTCGGAGACACACCTCCTTCTTTTTCGGTTGCATCCATTGGTTTGGTTTCTTTTGCCTCCGTCTCCGACCCACTTCTATTCAATATGGTTTGAAGGCGTTGCTTTGACCAGATGCAGGTTTGTTATATCGTCTGATATTGACTGATACATTGTGTATTTTCACCGATTGATAAGGTGCAGCATCGTTTCCTTGTGAAGGCTTCCTCGAAATAGTGATTTTAAGGGTGTTTCCTGCCACTTCTGCGCCGTTTATGATAGATGATGGCATCAACACCGTAGAAGCCCTTGAGGAGCCTTGAGAGACGATTTTAGACGTATTGTGAGATGCGCCTGTTTCTACACATTCGACAGTCGTAGTAATCTCGGCATTTCCTCCACCAGTAATCGAGTCCAGAGAAATACTTGCTACTACTGAAATAAACCCTGTGCTTGTGTCGTTGGGTACTCGCACGTTCATAGAATGACTATGTTGTTCATTGTTCGCTCCTACTTCTGCATCGCTGATACCGCTAAGAACAAAACCATCGCTCGTTGCGATTGCTGAACCTTCGGATGACGACATACTCGTATCCAATCCATCTACTGCTCTATCGTAGGATGAAACAGCACCTGTATTTTTCGAGCCTATGATTCCCCAATCAGCATCCGAAGAAGATTGGTCTGATGCGAAATCTGCTTTCCCCTTAATCTTACGTAGTAAAGAAGCAGAGATGTCATTAGAGGTTAATCCTGCGAATGCTGATTCTGGAGTACCATCCGACATATTCGTTCCTCTGGATAACAGAGGCATAGTCGATGGATTTCCTCCCAAAGTCGGTGGTTGTGGCTTCGGAGTAGGTCTCGGAGATGGAGGTGGGGATGCTGGTTTAGGGTCTGATTTAGGATTCATACGAGTAACCAAACTTGCGAAAGAATATGGATAGTGGTTGTTTGCTTTCTCCATCTTTATTGATACCTTTTCGTGCATTCTGTCCTTTTGCGACCAAGTAACTCCCTTTATGACCATACTTTCTGAACTCAAATCGACGTGTGTATCTGTGTAGGTTAGTGTAGTCGCAGGAATGAATTTCAAATCTTCAACTACATGAATTCTCGGGGAGTAATACGCAAGTCTACTGTCATAGTCTCTTGCGTGTCCATATTCATCGAAACCACATTGTCCTAATGGGAATACTGTTTCAGTAGAAAATCCAGACAAAGTTATTCCAGAAATATGATTTTTATTCTTTCCATTATCTCCACAACGATGTTTGACTAAAGCCCTCAGATACTCGCAATTAACTGATACAATTATTTTCTTACTGTTGCTATCATAGGAAGATGGTAAAGTAAGTTCATAAAGTCCGTTAGCAGTAACTAATGCATTTGCTGAACCTCTTAATGTCGCTCCAAACGCAGGCGTTTGGAAGGAACCTCCGCTTCCAGAAGTTGCAGTTGAAAATGAGTAATCTGCAACATATAATCTAAATTGAGCAGCATCATGGTCTGGGCTGGAAGAAGCATTATCGACTGAAATAGCAATTCGCAACTCTTCTCCAGATGTCTCGCTTACTAAGTTCGTATTAGCATCTACGTGAACAAGTTGTACTGCATGAGATAAACTGTTAGTTCCATAGAAACTCATGTAGTCTTTGTGATTATTTTTAATGTAGCATTCTCCAAATGTGCAGTCTAAGGTTTCAAAACCTCCTCCACCCGTAACTCCAGAAACATCTCCGACATAGAATGATAATGTGTAAGTAACTCCGCTTACTACTGACGTAGCAGTATAGTATCCTGCTGTGGTAAATGTAGTTTGAGTTCCGTAGTTCGTTGCACCATCGTAAGAAAATCGTATTGCTGCTTGCGTATATGTACCACCTGCGGGATAAAATGCTATTTGGCTTGCTGCTGTCGGGGCTGAACCATTACTTGCTTTTACGAGACGAGGAATAACGTGCGTAAGTGCTTGCCATGTCTGATTAGCCGGGACAACGAAGTAAGAATTATTTGCATCAGCAGATGGTTGCGATACGTGAAGTGCGTTTTGCATACCATTGAAAGGCATACCTCCTCTCCTATTTGTCCAAAATCCTTGCGATTTAGGGTCATCTTCCATCATTTTTAAGCAGGTATCTGCTACATACCCATATCGACCAGACATCATTATATGGCGTTCTGATGCACCACGAATAACTTCTGCTGCAACACTAATACGTGCAGTTGATTGTCGCAAATATTCTTGTTTGGCAATTGCTTCTGCTTCATCTTTATTGAAAATCTTTGGATGATTCAAGATTTGCCATCTTAAATCAGAGCCTTGAGGTGTCGGATAATCAGCGAAGGAAGAATTACCATTGTAATATACACGAACATTCGTAATTTTAGAAGCATTTTGCGTATCCATATTTGATACCTTCAATTCATTTCTTGTTAAAGCAAGATTATTTGCATATGTTTCTCTGAAGTCTAAACGATTATCTCTGCCAATCATAAAAGCAAATGACTTATCTGGTGTTTTAGACAAAGTTCCTATTCCTTCTTTATCTGACATTTCTCTTAGAATAGACATAAATGACTGACCTCTGGTATCTAAGACGCAACCATATCCTTCTCCACCCGTAGTAACATTCTTTGTAATAGGTACGTTGTTAATATCGCTAATACAAGGAAGAGATGAGTTCTTAGCCCAAGAATCTGCAATCCCTATATTTTGCAAGAACGATATTTTTTCGTGAGCATGGTATGTACCCATGTTAGATGACTTTACTCGTCCTCTTAAGTTTACCATCATTCTAAATCCATACAAAGCAGCAGTAGTATTGTAAACTCGTACTTTAGCAAACGCTCCTTCTGTTTTTGTACCACCGGGAGGAACGAATTCATTTGTCGCAATATCTACTTCACTTCCACTTGAGTAACTTCCAGAATCAGCCTTAAGTTGCACAACTGCGTTTTTGGGAGAAGCGACAACTTCATATGAAGTAATATATACATTATCAAGATAATCTACTTGAGAACCTTGAATAGTACCAGTACCTTTACCATTCCAATAAAAGTAATACACAGTCTTTTCTGTATTTCTTCCAGTTCCAGTTTCGCAGATAATAACTCCATATCCAGTAGTATCAAATTGAGTAGTATTTTTGAGATACAATTTGTTTTCTCCAGAAGCAATTGTACTTTTTAAGGTCGTTCCGTCGTTGATAAAGTAAATACTGTTTTTGTGTTTAGCAAGAGCAGAAGCACCTGTTGATATAACATTTTTGTAAGATGCTACTGCTTGACCCCAATAATGGTCTATGAGATAAGGGAATCCAAAGGAAGCAGTTTCGTAATCACTAAAGCCTGCTAAACCACCTGCATCGTATCCCGGACGACCCCCACAAGCAGAAGTATTTAGGTTCCAAAATCTACTTGCGTCAATAAGACACATAGCACCGCCCTTAGACTCCCAGTTTCGATAATGGGATAAAGTAGTAGGCTCGCTATTACTTGCTCCATTTTGAGCAGCCCACGAACTCATTCCATAGGGTTCGATGTTTGCGTCTAAATTCCACAAATCAGCATCTTCACCTATCTTGAGGTCGGTAAATACATCTGGAAGTCCGTTTTCATCTAATTGGTCTGCAAAAGTTAATTCGATAGAATAGTTGGAAGTAGTGGGAAGTTGTAAACCAAAATCAGACTTGCGAGTTCCTCCATCAGCATCAGCAGAACCATCGTTTCTCATATCAGACCATAATACAAAGCAATGCTTGTAGCCATTACTTTCATCTACTTTGCGATAGGAATAGATAGTTCTATCTTTCTCCCACTTTTTCTTAAGACCTTTGACTCCTTGTAAAGTAGTTGCTCCCCAAAATACCTTACCAGTATCTCCATCAATAGCATCCATTTGGTCTATTGATAACAAATACATTTCTGATATAATACCGTCTGGGTCTAAATTATGTCTTGCATCGCCATCACTCCAACCTGCTCCGCTTTGATATTTTGCTTGCAAGAAACTAAATCCATTTCTTGTTCCTACGAAGTTGTTAATTTTAAATGTCTTGTAGTCGCTTGTACTATTTACATTCCAAATCATATGTACTCCATTTGCTCGTTCGTCTGCAAAACCTGTATGTACTACAATTTGACCTACGGTAAATGTGCCGTCTGGCATAGTAGAATTAAAGTATTCGTTTGACGCATCCCATGTAATATTTTGAGAATTAGTAGGAGTAGTAAACGTACTTCCAATTACATATTGATGTTCGTTAGTTACGTTGTCTACTAAGTCAATAATAGCATAATCATCTCCTAACATCTTTTGATAGTACCACATAGCAGGTTCTTCAAATACTATCGAAGTAGCATCTACTGTTATATCAGCAGAAAGACCAGTCCAATTAGTTTGACCGTCAGAGTTAGGCCAACCACTAATACCCCGAGTACCATCGAAGGGATGTTGCGTTATACTTCCTTTTCCTCCTCTCCAATATGGCTCTTTAGCAATAACTCCGTATTGTGCTTTGAACCATGCTGATAAAGGAAGGTCTCTCATCCATCGAGCGTGTACGTTGCGATTTTTAATTTGTGAATAAAGAGAACTGGATTGAACAGATGTTCCAATTAAAACTGGTTTAGTAATTGGATAACGAGCCTTATTATGACTGTTAATGGCTGTCATATCGTAAGTATTATCAAAAGCGGTTCTGTAATTTGTTAAATCTATTGCAGTAGAAGAAGTAAGTACAGGAGTTATGACGTGTACTTTATCAGTATCTGGAATTGCTATTATAGTGAGTGGTACACTTGCTAAAATTCTATGAGTAGCAGTACCATCTGTAATACCCGCAGGGAAATATACTTGGTCTCCATAATCAAGACCATGCGCTACTCCATTTGTATCAATTTCAAATACTTGTTGATTGGAAGAAACTACGTTTGTCTCTATGGTTTGCGAAGTAGAAATAGATGTAATTGTATGTGTAGGCAATACTTGATTATCTGCTACTGCTCCTCCGCTATCAGTAGTTCTAAATTCTACTACGTATTTACCTGCCTCTTCACGACGCTCGTAAATGTAAACTGCTTCAAGCGTGTAAGTCGTGCCTGTACTAAAAATACCGCCATCTACTCTAAAGTTAGAACCTGCTGTAAAACCATGATACGTCGTTGCTGCATTTAATGTAGGTGTTGTTTCATCTTCATAATCTACAAAAAAACAACGACGCTCCGTAGCAGAAGGACCACCGTTATGAGAAGGGTGATGACCAATAACTCGCAAAAGTTCTGTTCCTCCATTTCCAGTTGCTGATACAGACCCAGACCCATGCCCAACCCACTCTCGTTCAGCGAAGTTAGGACCATCTTCATCTTCATTGATATACATTTGAATCGCAGCAGAAGTGTATAAATTTGTTCTTTTATCTCCTACATCTCCATATCCTGTGGAAAGAGAATCTGTATCATAGGAGTTAAAGCCTAACGTACTGTCAAAGGTTTGCGTTTCTACTGAACCCATTATCAATTTAGAAGATATTGATTGCGTTTCACTTAGTCTTTTTTGCATAGATTTTGCCATAGATATATGGTCATTCAAAGAAAAAATTGCGCTTTGACCAAGTTCCCATATCGGAAGTGTTCTATCAAGAATTGATAAAGAGTCTTTTGCAAGAATTGTAGTTTGTAGTGTTTGGCTTTTGTGATTTTGTTTATGCGATACACTTTCAATAATACCAGACCATATTGGTCTGTCTGCTCCTTCGTAAAACATCAACATTCTCCACTCTGACGCAGCCGTTCCTGTCGTTAGCGGAGCGAGAATATGATAGTTCGAGTCGTCAAGTATTTCTATTTTTGCGCTACTTATTTCGTTTGAGTTGTATGAAATGTTAAAATTGTTTACTGGAGGAAATAAGGTTTGGTCGAGATTACCGTCTGCATGACTAAGAGAAAGGGCTACTGCGGCTCTGTCAATTAAAGTAGTATGCGAAACATAATCGTCTGCACCATGATTCCAATTGAGGTCAAGACTCCATCCGATAGCAGTAGTGGAAGTTACAGATGTATTGATAGAACCACTTGCGAAATGAGTAGTAGCATCATCCTTGTAAGCCTTCCAAGTATTAGCAGAAAAGTCTGGGATGATAATTACATCGACCCAATCGTAAGCAGGAGTAGATTGTCCTACTGCTTTTTCGTATTTATCAAGACCTCCATGCGTTAATCCTAAATTAGCAGAAGTCATAGTAATTGTCATTAAGGAAGTTGTATCTGAAAATGCGTTTGTAGAAGAATCATACTCTGCATCAGACTTATATCCTACTTTTAAAGTGTAGGTAAAAGCACCATTTGTAATTGCGTGGGCTGATAATCGCAAATGAAATGCTTCTCCGAGACCTTTGAATCGCAATCCTCCAGTATAGGTAATGATTCTTTGAGTACCAGATGTAGTTGATGGGCTTCCGAAGTTACCATCTCCATGTTCTATGTAAGCATTGTGAATAAAAAACGGCATTTTAGATGGACTTGTAATAGGAGAAATGTACTTATTTGCTCCAGTAATTCCACTTGGGCTTTCGTTTGCTTCTTGTTTTTCCCCATAATATACGCTTGCGAAAGAAACATTCATCATAGAATGCTCTGACATATCCCATGTAGTATCATTAGCATCAGATTGACCGTCTGTAATGAAGGGGATAGGGGAGCCTGCTGACTTGTGATTGTTTGACCCATCTTGCAAATCTGCTTTTGCTAAAGGAGCATTGTTGAAAGACCAGTTCATTTCTCCTAATGGGCAGTAGTATGTGCCTGCGGTATCATGCCCGTTAGCAAATGCAAGCCAAGATTCGTCGTTATTAGTTCTGGATATAGGGTATCCTGTACTTTGCCATTTTTGTCTGTTTCCGATAACAGAGTTAGGGTATTGCAGAACTGCTCTGGCTTCAATATCGCTTGCTGACTCTTTAGTAGGGTCTATTGTAAGCCAACTTGCTATACTGCCGTTATGCTTTAGTTTATCATCTGTCGTTGATAGAAATGTACTGTAACTAAATGCGCCTTCTCCATCTATAATAGATGTACGTACACGGTCTGGATAATCAAAAGAAAAGCGGGGATTAAGGCTTGATAATCCTTTTCCAATCGCAGAACCAAAATGAGTTTTAGTATGGTCTAAGGAAACTGATGATGCTTCATTTAAATCATCTGCAATTGCTCTGGATGACGAAAAGTCATCGTAATATCCCGCTAACCAAAAATTGTGTTTTGTATTTACTGTTCTCATTACATTCCACCTGTCTGCGCTCTAATCTCTTCTAACACTCCTTTAGTAACTCTATCGACCATTTCTTCTGTATTATAGCCGTTAAAGGTGTTTGATTGCACAATCTCTACTTTATGTAGCAAACTTTCAACACCTCCTTGCGTTACTTGCTTATATATCGCACCTGTGAAATTTGCTCTTGTTCCAAAAAATAATTCTTCTCTTGCATTTGCAAATTGATTTTGTTCTGACGCTAAGTCATTGTAAAGTTGTCTATCTGCATCTAACATATCAGAATTAGCATTATCTTGAACATCAAGAAGATTTGCATAATACTCCATTGTCAAATCATCTATTTGAATAAATTGCGATTCTTTTAATTCTACAATACGGTTTTGTGCTTTATATTCTCTATCAAAAGTTTCTTTTACAAATTCTCCTTGTAAATTAGTATATTCTAAATGGTATCTGTAAGCATCATCTGTTGCTCCTCTATACAAAGCAACAAAAGGGTTGTAACTCAAGTCGCTTTCTTTTTCAAGAGTATATGAACCTAAATCTTGATAGCGACTTCCGCCACTTGCTATGATTTTTTGTGCTTCGGAAATAGCCTGAGTTTTATCTAAAACTGTATCTAAAGAAGCGATTTCACTTCCCAATGCAGCAGCACCTTCAACATCACCTGCGCTAATTAGTTTTTGTCTTGTTTCTACAAGACCTGCTATTCTACTTTCAATACTGTCTATTGTTTGTACTGCTAATTGCGAATTTTCTTTTAAATCTTCAAAGGTTGTGTCTCCGAAAAGAGGTTCGTAAACTTCTCCTTTTGCTGCTCCTCCTTGTAAATCTGTAAGAAGCATAGCAGTTTTGTCAAGTTGCGAGTTCATTTCGGCTACTTGACCAATGTCGCTTGCAAATTTGTCTCCAAGAATTGTATCAAAAAGTTCAAATCCTTCGTAAATCGCAAGAGCAGAGAGACCTAATGTTAAACCACTTAAAAGACCTGCTGTCATACCTGCTGCTATACCTGCTGCCTTAATCGCTTTAGTAGTAGCCGCAAACGCAGGAACTAAACTTCCGACCATCATAATACCCATACCATACATCATCGCTGACATAGTTTTTGATTCATCGGTAATCATAGGGATAAGCATTGTCATAGGCATCATCGCTGCTTTAGCACTTTTCATAGCCGCTCCGTTTGCAAAAAAGTCTTTTGTAGTTGATTTAATTTGTGCGCCAAGACCCATATGAGCCATACTGCTACTTTTAAGTGAATTCATGTGTGAATTATGTGCGTGTATAAGACCAGATACTTCTGCTCTTTCTTGACCAAGAGCCATAACTAACTCTTTTGTTTCGTTAATTTTCAGATTTATTGCTGTAATATCTTCGCCGTCTGCTATTTTCTTAGCCTTTAGTCCATGCAGACTTGCTAAACGAGCCTTCGCTTCTTGTTGAGTAGCAAGTATTTCAGATTGCTTTACTTGAAGCATCGCTAAAACGTGGGGAGCAAGTGCTTTGTAGAGAACAACCTCTTCCCCCATAATCTTTGAGTGAAGTGCTATTCCTTGATTGAGTTCACGTTGCTCGATTACAGTTTTAGTAATAACATCTAATGACCTTTTTTCCATCATTTCTCTTGCTTTTTTGCCTGCAACGACACCCGCACTTATTGAAATTTCTAATTGGTCATTCATAATTGCTTTATCTACTGCAACTTGTTTTCTTGCAATTGTGTTTGTTAATTTTGATTCTACTCTTTCTAATTGATTAGTTGCTGCTACTAAGGCTTTTTGTGCCGCAAGTGCTTCTTTGCCGTCTCCTTCTGCTGCTATTTTGTGTTTTGCAATAGCCGCTTTGAGGGAATCCGTTTCAATTTTTAACTTTGTTTTTGCTAAAGAATGTTGAACTCTTGCATCTGTAACTGCTTGACTTGCTCCTCTTTTTAGAGTTTCTTGAAGTCTGTTATTTATCTGTATTTCTAATATAGTAACATCTGTTAGGCTTTGCTTAACCAAAGCATTTTCCATCATAGCAGCAGACTGCTGTCTGTATTTAGCAGCAGCACCCATGATTAACTTCATGTTTTCTGGCTGTACTGCTTGCAAAGTTTTCATTGCGATAACGATGTTAAACATATTCAGACCCATGTCTGTAACTGGTCTGACTATTTTATCGAAAGCGTTACTAAGACCTATTGCTCCTCCAATTATATTTTCAAATCCGGGCAATGCAAGAATATCTTGCGCCCTTCGCAAAAAGAACTCTTCGGCTCTGTATGCTGTCATGTAAGCAGGAGCAAGTTTTTCGCCTAACTCTACTTGTAGATTTTCAATTTCAGCAGACATTTGTTGTATTGTAAACGAAGCACTTTCTTGCTTGTTTTCAAATTCTTCAATTGCCCCATACTGTCCTTGAAATGCAGCAGTCTGCAATTCTGTTAAACGAGTTTGGTTTTCCATAATCTTTAAGAATTTGATATAGTGGCGGGAACCTGCGATACTAACTGCAAGAGAACGCTTTTCTGCTGATTCCATATCATTGTAATAAGGCGCAATTTGCTTAATTACATCCGATAGTTTAAGTTGCGCTACTCCTTGAGCGTCGAGACCGGGAATAAGTTCTGCGATAGCCTTTGTTGCTTGATTGTTTGCATTTCCGAGACGTTGGTAAATCATACGCAAACCAGTACCTGCTCTGCTTACTTCTTCACCAGTCTCAAGTAATAGCGCAGACATAGCAGCCATTTCACCAATAGACTCACCTGCGATATTTGCTTGGCTTGCGAATTGGTTAAGAACGAAAGTAATGTCTTGCATCGTAGCGACAGAAGAGTTTTCGATAGTGTTTAGTTGGTCGAGGGTTCGGATAGAAGTTTCACGTACCATGTTGGCTTGTGATTCTGCATCTAACGCTTCAAATCTGGCCTTAGTAAGACCACCATACATAAATTGAGTCTGTTGAGCAAGAGCAATGAATCGGTTCATACCTTCTTCTGTTTCCATTTCACCGACTTGAGCCATCAAAAGACCTGCTCTTGTTGCCTCAATAACTGCAAGTTGCGACTTTAAAACACCCTTAAGTTGGGATGTTCTTGCTGCGGCTGCTAATGATTCTGCTCCAGTAAATGCGAAAGCATGACCCATTTCTCTTGCTGCATCAGCAAATTCTATGACTTCGCTTTTAGAAGCGTTGTAAAACTTTCGCACACGTACTAACTGTTCTTCATACTCAAGAAAAGAATTTGTCATTTCTTCCGTAGTCTGAAGAATCATATCAGACATTCCTTGAAATGCGTCAGCGATACCGCTATACGCATCCATCATGATTGCCTTTTGAACAGTCGCTGCTGCTTGAGTATCACCCAGAAGTCTTTGTGCTTGGAATTGACCTACGATGTCGAAGAAAATACGTGCTGCTCCGACTTTTGCCATTCTCATTCACCGTTAATCCAATCATTCATGGTTTGACTTGTCATCTTTTCTCTCTTTTGATTTCTTTTAGCAACTGCTCTTTTTGCTCGTCTTGATGATGATTCGTTATTACTTTTTTCTGTTTGTTCTGTAATTCTGTCTGATATTTCTGCTGCGATTAGCAAATCATATTCTAACTTAATGAAGCCGCCTTCGCAATCGTACTTCTCAAATAAATCGCTTGGTAATACTCCTTTAAACGTGGAGCATAGCATAGGCGCAACTTGAGTTAGGATTCTAAAGGGACTGCACCCTCCATGTCGTCTCCACGAACAAAGCCGAGAAGCATTCGCAATTCACCTGCGGTAAGCATATCAGCATCGACATTTTCGGAAATAATACAGCGAGGAACCCAATCTTGAATTTGAGCAGTTAATCCGCCGCCTTGTTCTTCAAGTTCGTTTGCAAATTCTTGTTGTTGTTCATCGGACCATTCTTCTGGGTTTACTCCGAAGTGTCGGAATTTACGCAAGGTTTTGGCTTGGATTGCTTCTATTCGCAACTTATCCATACCAGATGCTTGGCGCACCCAAATTTTTGTTCCATCATTCAATTCTATCTCTTTTCTTAGTACAGGCATCTTTATCACTATTCTCTATCTCTGACCCGATGAAATTCATCGAGGAATCTAAACTTGCTATTACACTTAGCATACTAAACACCTCAGCCTACTGCTTCGTATGTTATAACGGCCATCATATTATTACCGTGATTTAATCTCACGATATTAACTGATATAACTTCGTCTTGACCATCTACATTCGCTCTAATCGAGGTTTGTATCTGTGTGTGAATTGTTGTATGTGTTCCATATACTACTAATGAGGATATGTTTGCGGCGTTTTGGACAGGCATCTAAATCCCTCCAACCTCAAGCGTCATAGTTTGAAAGTCCATCTGCTGATTTACAGGTAATTTGCATTACTTTGTTTGCATCGCCCAAATCGTAAAGTCCGTGAAAGTTCACAGTCATTGTTTGTGTATCACGACCAGATACTGATGTTTCTGGCATTTCAAAGTGAACCTTAAAGAAATCGAATCGGATAAAGTTATCAGCATCAGCGACAAAGAACGCTGAAAGAGCAGGTGAAGCAGAGCCGGGATTTGATAATGCTTGACCATTTGCTTTTGTAGCACCCATCAATTCATTAAAAAATGGTTCGTTTTCGGTTGCATCTCCTGTAAGTAAAGACTTATGGAAAGTAATACTTCCTGTAACTTCTCGAAGTGTAACAGGAGGCGCACGAATACAGGTATCGCTTCCTAAAGCATACGAGTTATCCATGTCTCGACCTGTCTTGATTTCAAAGTCAATACTTTGAACAAGTCCAGAATGACCTCCTGCTGTTGTATCAGCCTCACCTTCAAATCGAACAAAGGTTTTTGCGAAATGTGCTGCATCTCCTGTATAAGTTGGTACTGCTGTTGCAAGAGCCGCCGTTGAAGAATTTTGTTCTGCACCAACTGTATTAACAGTCATCATAGCGTATTCTCCAATGCTTGCTGAAATACTAACAGATTCAAGAACTTGGCCTGCAAATATATGTTCTTTGTCATCACGACCTACACGGAATGTATAGGAAGGAAGAGAATCAGTCGAAGTAATTGCAAGTTCATCAAATGTGCGAGTATCATTACCACCGCCGCTTCCGGGTGAGTCATTACCCATAATGCCATGAAGCATCATAAAAACAAATTTGTCTGGTTGCAAAGCCATGCTGATTGAACCTTCTGCGATTTTCTTGCTAACAATTGCTTTTGCTGCATTGTAGTAGTTCATATCATTTCGCTTCAATACATCGTAAGATTGTTGGAACGATTCAGATTCAACTTCCCCAACTGCGGTTGCAGCGACAGGACTATTGTATGTTGCTTCTTTACCTGCGCTAACGTAGCGTGTATGGTTTGTAGTCATAGATAAACCATTCTCGGCTTATCTTATAATAGTTTCTCATACTTCTCTAAAGAACATCCGAATCTTTTTCATATAAGTAAGGTTTAGGACGTGAACGCAGATAACTTCGTCGTCATCAATTTTACTATCCAGACTTGCATCATAGGAAATTAAAGAATCGACTCCACCTTGAAGTCCAGTTTGAGTATATAGTTCGTCAAATACTTCTCCCATAATTGATGCTCCTAAACGATAAGCATTGCGATAATCAGTACCTCTCGTAGTTACATACACGATGACATTGTATCTTTGGTCGGTACGACTTCCTGCTAATGTCAAAAAATCTGGAGAGTCTACTTTTTGTGTAAGAACGTGGATTGAAGGGGGATGTACTCTGCTAATCATAGCATTAGAGGAAAGGTCATATCCATATTGAATAGCATCTCCTACATGGGTACGTATGTAATATCTACGTGAACCTTTTAGAATGTTTACGACGTTAAATCCTGTTTGGTACAGCGTTTGAGTAGTCCAGTCGCTCATATCCATTTCGTCTGGAGAATAAGCACCAAAAGAAGTGTAATAAACGACATACCAATCGAGTGTCCCATTCGTGTTTCCAAAGAAAGCACCTTGAGAAGAAGAAGAACTTCCAGTTGCTTGAATGTAATAGGCAGCCCCTCCGTCATCTTCTACGATGTCATAGAAGTATAAATAAGCATTTCCATCTGAATCCAAAGTAAGTCGCAACAATAAAGGGACTGGTTCTTCTCCTATCATAGTCAAATCTAAATCTGTTTTTGTAGTAGTAGTAGCACCTACTAATTTTATGCCTGTATTAGTCCCATTTGACTGCACTTCTATGCGATGGGTTCCATTGTCTAAGGAAAGCAAAACTGTGCCGTCAGAAGGCGTAACTTCGTACTTTATGCCTGCTATAATAGTTAAGTCATTATCATCATTACCGACAGTCTGTTTCCATGTCTGGCCGCTTCCAGATATTCTCCATGCGTCTCCAGATACTGCGCCATCGCTCGAACTTCCTGTTAAAGACCATGCAGTATTATTGTTTCCTACTGGACTTGCAGGGTCATTACCCCCTAATCTCGCATTCCAATAATGATTTAATTTTGCTACTGACATCTAATTCACACCAAACCCGCTTGCTAATCCTGCTGCTTTTACTACATCCTTTGCGTTTTTCTCAAACTCTTTTGTAGTCTCTCTATCAATTACTTTCATGTAATCAAAAGTTTTCTTGAATCCGGGATGAGTACCTTTCTTCATCATACCCATAGTAAAGTCTCCGGGAAACCCTGTTTTCTTGTAGTATGCTGCACTACTTCTTACCATATCTGGTAAATAATGGGGATATTTGTATGGTTTATGACCTTCTGCTACAAGTAATGAAAGATTCATACCACGACTTCCTACACGTCCTTTGTGTGCTGTTTCAAATGAAGTACCAGAGTGAACACGAATATGAGATTGTCCGGGAACATCATCTTGTCGCAAAGCATTTGCTAAAGTTACATAGATGTTTTTGCTCGGACCTTCGCCCCATGTAGGAGGAACACTAACTCCTACTAAAGCACCTGCCATTTTTCGCAACTTTTCTTGAGTACGTTCTATCGCTACTTGCGCTGCTGCTTTAAGCGCAGTTTTCAGATGTCTTTCTCCTTCAAAACCTAAATTATTTATTGCTTGAACAAGGGCTTCGTCGTCCCAATCGAGACGAAATTGCATTTGATATGCGCCATTAGTAGAAAGAGTTGATTTTCCTCTGGTGGTATATCCTTTAGGTCCACCGCCAGAACCATGACGTATTGTTCGTCGCATCGTATCAAGCCTGCCCTAAGTGAGCAAGTCTTTGTAGTTCATCATATCCTCTTTCTCTTAGGTTTTTGCCTCTAAGGTCGCCAGAGTTTTGATGAGTTGCTTCATCTTCCATGTAAAGACCACTTGCTATATCTGCACATATCTCTCGCAAGACGTGTGCCATTTGTCCTTCTTGAACTGCTACTCCACTTGCATGGTCGAAAGATAGTCCTGTAACTCCTGTTAAGTCGTTAGTAGATTTACCAGTCCATGTAAAGGAATCGCCATCGACATTTCCAGAGCCTGCTGACGAAAAGGATGTTCCGCTTGCTAAAGTAATAGTCGTAGAGCCTGCTGTAAATGAGCCATTTAGAGTGGTATCTGCTATCGACTTACTCGGTTCGTTTCTTCCGTAATCAAGAAAGCATTGGTCAATCTTAATAGATGCTCTGCGAACACATGAAGTAATTCGACTTGTCGCTCTTGTACGCTGTGCGCTATCAAGACCAAGTCGCATTCCTACATCGGCCACAGAACAATAGTAGGTCATTCAGTAGCCTCCAAAAGCCTTTCAACCAATTCCTTTTTGATACCTTTAGTATCTACACCACGTTCTTCGCAAAGAACAATAAGTTCATCTTTCTTTAGTTTGCTAAGTTGTGATTTTGAAGGAAGGTCATCTACTACATCTTTTATTTCTTCTACTGCTTCGATGATTTCATCTAAAGTTAATTTACCATCAGCAAGAAATTTGCGATATAATTTGTATCCTGCGCTTAGTAGAATAGCACCTGCTACTCCATAGTATAAGTATTCATTCATTTTTATCTCTCCATTCAATTGATTTTATTGAAGAATGAGGCAGGGACATAAATGGCCTATCTTCTCCCACCCTATATAGTTTGTAACCATGTGGTGTCTCTTCAATCTTTACCCTCGAAAAGCATTTTTCTGGGGGCGTATATACAATCTTACCTATTTTTATCATTTTTCTTCACCTTTTTAAATATACCATTTATTTTTTCTTGTTTATCCATTAGTTGTGCCATGTATTCGTCTAAATATCTACATCTCGTCATAGGTTATTCCATCCATTTATTGTTTCTTGCGTTGGAGGTGTACCCCAATCGCTTGGCCATTCGACCATGTTGAGTTGTCCTTCTACAAACATTGTGCAATGAATAGCATAATCAAAGTCAGTAAAACCTGCATTGTGCATTCCAGTTGTCATTTGTTGTGGTGTTGTCATTATAACATCTCCGTTACTGTGAAATAACTAAGGGAATTTAATCCCGATTGTATAGTAGTGCTTCCCGATTGATTAGCAAAGTGAGCAATTTTATCGTTTGCATCTAACTTAACTACTGATGAAATCATATTATCCTGTCCGTTAGAACTTGGTCTACGAAGAATGTAAGTGCTAAATCCCGAACCTGTGTCAATGTAAATAAGAGACATACCCCATGTTGGAGTAGCAGACGAATAATAACTGCACGTTACTAAATAATAACCGTCTCTTGGTGCTGTAAACCAGTTATTAGAAGTGTCATAATTACCTCCTACATCATATAACACAGCATTATGATTTACTTTTAATGAACCCGAAGAGTAAGATTGATTTCCAGTCATATAAGCATACACCTTTGCTTTAGTTTTTATATCATCAATTGAAGTAATGTTAGTATTGATAAGATTTGTATTGCCATTGAATAAAGGACTTAGAGCCGCTATTGCGTCTCCGTCAGTATATTGCGTTAGACCATCTAACTTTGATTTGTCAGCACCCGACATAGAGCCTGCTGCACTTGTTGTAGCCGCACTAATACTTATTGCGGGTGTAGCCCCACCCGAAGAAGCAATTGGGGTTGTGCCTGTTACGCCAGTTACAGTACCCGTAGTTGTGCTATATCCCGCAGACGCATGATTACCCCATCCATGTGCAGTATCAGCCTTTGTACCTTGTGCTGCCGTAGCATAGTCGGAAGCATCAAACGCTTTAACTTCTGCGAGGTTAGTAACTTCGCTATCCATTAAAGCCCCTGCCGCAGTTACAT